GAACTAGTAGAGACAAGGAGGATTGGATAACTGTTCCTTTTGTTCCTAATTCGGTTGCTATAAATGTTGGAGAAACATTACAATCTTGGATAAATGATGAAATATCAGCAGTTCCTCATCGAGTAGTCAATAAACACAATAAACGCAGATATTCGATGCCTATTTTTATGGGAGTGGGCACTGGTGGGCCAATGCCGGAACATGTTCACAAAACCAGAAATTATCTTAGAAGAATAGAACAAGAAACTCAAGGAAAGGGGACCTGTTTAACAAATGATGCCGCTAATGATGTAGTCAAAGTCAAAGAAACCGGAAGCTATAGAAGCGGGTTACCTGCGGATGCATCCTTAGAAGATCGCCGTGCAGAGCATGAAAAATTATATGGTAATTAGAAGAGATTCCCCAACATTTGATTCGGATATAATAAGCTCCTTTAAAGAGACTGGACAATGTTTAATATCAGAGCCATTTCCTCATTATATAACTATAATGAATCATATAAGGTCACGATTAGATGGAGTGTTTGAAAATAAGTATTCTATTAAAGCAGATGAGCCTTGGCATAATGAAACCACAGAGAGAATTTTTAATCCTCATCTGTTTCCAATGAATCCAAAAGTTTTGGATTCTGTCTTTCCAGAAGACCTTCATAAATTGTGTGGTGTTGTATATAAAGCATCTCGACAATTAGGAATGATGGTTCTACGATCTATTGATTTAGAATTTGGTACGAATTTAATAGAATGTCATACCCCAACGGAAACTGTAAAGGATGCATCCCATATGGTTTTAATTAAATACTTGGAAAAGCCATCAATAGCAGATAGTAGAATGAAACATCATTGTGATATTGGCACAATAACTATATTACATGTTTTTGATGAAACAGAGGATTTAGAAATAAGAACTGATAAAGAATCTTCTAATTGGACAACAGCTTCTTTTGCTCCCGCGGTTGTTATAAATGTTGGAGAAACATTACAGGCTTGGTTGAATAATAAAATATCAGCAGTTCCTCATCGAGTAGTTAATAAACATAATAAACGCAGATATACGATGCCTATTTTTATGGCTCCGGGAGGTGGGGCGCCTTTACCCGAGCATGTTTTAGAACATAGAGATTATCAAAAAAGAATAGAACAAGATGTTCATGAGGATCCAAATGTAGGAGAATTTATTAAGAGTTTGTCAAGTGAACAATTACAACAACTTTACGTGGTCATTAGCTCAATTCCACAAGAAGATCCAGACGATATTTACATACCCGTGTCCCTGAATATCGCTAAAAAATATCACTATCTTCAAAAATTATTTGAAAAGGAAATGATCAAATGAAAACTAGTAAAATACCCGGACTTGGTGATTATGGCCGATTTATAGATGATGTATCATTAGCAGAAATGTCTGATAATGATTGGATAGAATTGGGGAAAGAACATCTTACTGATTTAGTAACAATCATTAGAAATGTTGATATTCATCCCAATGAATTTGAACGAAAAATGCTTCTTTGGGGTGATCCTTTTATTTTAGATGGTTATAGAATTAGAAAAAAATATAAAGAGAAATTAGGAATAAGTAATTTCTACAGTTTATTTAAGCGTAATCTCATAGAAGATGTAGATCGAAAACATACAGAAGATTTAGCTTGGATGGGTGCTGGAGGAGATGAATTTATAGGTGAAAAGATTCCTTGGAAATCTCAATTACACCGTATATCTGGTATAAAAGAAAATGGAAAAGCTATAGGGATGTTTGATAAAGGAGAATTGCTTTGGCACTCTAATGAGCCGGGATCTATTGTATTTAATCCAGGAATTGCTTTAATGGGTGTTAAAGGAATGGTTGGTACTTCTACTGGATTTGTTACTACCGCAACTTGGTATGATAAACAGACTGATTCATATAAACGAGAGTTGGATGATATGACTATCAAGTTTGTGTGGGGCGGGTATGGAGAGGGGAAGTGGTGTAAAGATCACGATGATATATTTCATTGGAATCAAGTATTTGATCCTATTGAACTACCTTTAGTCATCACAAGTCCCGGTGGTGTTAAAGGATTGCATTATGCTCCTTATGCAGTAGAAAAGACAGAGTTTACCAAACAATTAGATAAAGAACTTTTCATTGAAGAAAATATATATCACCATAAATATCAGCAAAATAATGATATATGTATTTTTGATAATTCTATAACCTTACATAATAGAATAGGTCCTGTAGATGAACGAGTAGGATATCGTACACCATGTAATTATTGTCATTTAATTCCTGAAGGATATAACTATTATTCTCAAGAACCTTATAAAACACAATTTACAGAAACACGTAAAGATATACAAAATACTCTTAATTTACAATCCCGTGTGGAAGATAATATGGTTTATGAAAAATTTATAAAGCCTATGATACCTGAAAGAGAATGGAAGAACAACGATTTAGTGAGGAAATAGAAAAAATATTCTTAAAAGGAATGTTTGTTGATTCTGGATATCGATTTTCGCAAAAGAATGATTATCATAGTTTTCTTGTCGGAAAATATCCTATTGTTGTAAGAGATGATGCGGTTTATGATAATGTTTGTGATCACAGACTTGCTTTAACACACCCCCTTGGATATGGTAATCAAAAATTTATATGTGGTTATCATGGAATAGATCAATCACACGCAAAACAATATCCTCATTACAGATATAAAAATTTATTGTTTATGGGTGAACGTGATCCTTTAGTAATTTCTTTGTTAGATAAATATAATTATAAAGCAGATAATCATTTTTTACATTATGAATTAACATTTAAAGCAAATTGGAAATTATTTGTAGAAAATGTTATTGATATTCTTCATGTGCCTTATGTTCATGCGGCTTCTAAAAACCTTCTATCACCTTTCCTGTCCTTAGATCAAAGTCTTACTCCAGAACACATAAGATATGGTAAACATTCTGTAGAAAGAATAACTAAAGAACCCTCTAAACGATATAAAAAATATATTGACGAATGGAAATGGGAAAACATTTATATTTTTCCTAATTTGTTTATATCTAATGTTTCGAATGTTGTAACATTTATTGCTTATTTTATTCCTGAAAAATATAATGAAGTAACTGTAATATATGAAGGATTTTTTAATAAAGAGGGCATGGATAAACGAATAACAGATGTTATAAAAAAGAGTGCAGAAAACTTTGTGCCAACTATTTTATTAGAAGATAAACCGTTCATAGAAGGTTGTTGGCAAGGAATATTGTCTGGACAAACTAAATATTCATTAGTAAAGGGGAAAGAAATACGGCAAAGATGGTTTTTGGAGAATATTAAATGCCTCAAGTAGGACAGGAGTTTGCGAGTATTGATATAACTCCTTTATGGAATAATTTAAATATGGATGATGAGTTAGATGATGATACTCTTCTTATCGAACTACATTGTTTGATTATTTCCACTTCTAAGTTTAGATTTACAAGAGAAACTAAAATAGACGAATCCCAATATGTGGATGATACAGTAGAAGAGGGTCGAAAATATATCTATAAGCAATTTCATCCTGATCCTCGTGATTCTAAGTGGATTCATCCGAACGAAATAAGATTATGTGCAATAATTGAAGGATATAAGAAGTTAGCACAAAAATATGGTCAGAAACACTTTGATGATTTTCTTAGAAATTTATATACATCATATCCCACTCCTGATCCGAATACTACAGTAATAGAACATTTAAATAAATTAAAAGAAGGTAGACCTCAATTTCATTTTAAGTGGGCTTATATATACGATTTTATGCATAGTATAAATAAATATTTTGAAATAAAGGGAGAAATATTGTGATCCAAGAAGAAAGAAGAAAAATATTTAAAAAGGCTTGGGTAAATTCTATTAAAAAGGACTTATATCCTAAATATATTAATGGATCTAATGTGGCATTTAATTATTTTTATACTGAATTATCTCGATTATTATATCCGGAAAATAATATAAATGATGAATTAACATTTGATGAATATGAAAGGTCTGGTTCCGTAAAGATACGGGCGATGAAAAATGATATGGAGGCTTTGGGTTCACCAATAATTCCTTTTCAGAATCAAACTTTGGAAAATGTTATCAAAGGTGATCTAATTGTATTAATCATTGAAAATGAAATACTATTAAGAAAATTGGGTAGTAGAATTGTTAATTTTATTTATTTAGGTGACAATTTATTAATGGATGCATGTATGGGAAGTGTGATAAATTGGTTAGACTGGAAAGAAAACCCCGAATGGATGCCACGTTTGTTGTTTCATATTCATGTTACAGCAGGTACAGAAAATGATATTAAGTATATGCATAAGGGAGATAAGTGGTTTCGCCCTTATGATAAAACAGACGAAGTAATTTGGAAAGATTTTTGGAGAACTGTATGAGTTTAAATGAAAGTGGTATAGAAATAGAAGCCTCATTAACTATACAAGAAGGTGATATTGAGCTTTCAGCAGATATTATTCCTATTCCCGCTCTAGAAGATTTTGATACTATTAATTTAATGGAAGATTATTTGATTTGCTCTTTTGATTCAACATTGCATGAGACAAAAAGAGAATATAAGTATGCGGCAAATAATGTGACACTACCATCATTAGTTTCGTGTGCGGGACAATGGGCAGAAGATTATGTGTGGTATTTCGATTTTGACGAATCTATATATGATCAAGTTAAAACTCTTTTCGATGAGAAGGGTATAACCTATCAATTGCCAGATGAAAATGGTATGATTTTAGTAAAAACGGATTAATATAAAAGATATAAATCATATAAATATAAATTAGATATCGAAATTTAACACTAGAGGCCCATGAAAACATTTAAAGATTTATCATCAACAGCCAAAAAAGAAATAAAAGAGCATTATAGTGGTGTTCAACATCAACATCCTCATGGAAAAATGAATTATGATGATGTTGAGGGTAGAATGGCTAAACAAAGTTTATATAAACTACACAAATACAGTAGAGAACTTTTTGAAATGCTCGATGATCATACAGAATTAGAAGCATGGGTTCAAGATAAAATTTCAAGGGCGTGTTCTTATATAAGCTCTGTAAAGCATTTTCTTGAATATGAAATGGATCATGGTTCGGAAGACAATCCTTATGAGGAATTCGAATATGATGAAGATCAAGATATGATTGAGGATATTCATCATATTGATGATTTAATTCCACTACTCAAGCAAATTTATAAAGTTCAGGAATCACATAAAATAAATTTGAAAGATGTTCAAGTAATTGTTGAACCCGATGATGCAGAGATTTTGTACGAAACTTATAAAAAATTAAATGACGAAAATAAGAAAGAATTTTCTAAAAAATTATTTGAAAGTAAAGAAGATTTTTGGAATATGGTTTCTTTTTCTAAAAGCAGAGGAGAATAATTAATGGCTTATAAACTACTTGGAGCCTTAGTAACAGATCCAGCAAATAATACCGTTGGTTCAGCAACCACAGTTGCATGTAATATAGCAACTACGGGAATTGTAGAAGTACAGGGGCCCGCAATAAATGGTGGAGCTTGGGAATCTAAAGGAACAATTAAATTTCCTGTAGGAATACATAAAATTCTTAAAAATTCTGATTGGAGTGTAACTTTTACGGGTCAGGCAACTTCAGTAGCACATTCGGACTAAGGTTATGAATGAAAAGAATACACAAAATAAGTCGTGTTCGAACTATTGGAGGAAGACGAAAAGCATTTAGAAATATTTTTAGAAAAAATAGAGGATTAATTGGTAAGGGATATAGAAAGGTTGCAGGCAAGAAGATTCTCAAAAAAATGACTGCAAAGGAAAGAAAGAAATTTAATCCCAAAACTAATTTGAAAATAAGACAGTCTTTAAGAAAAAGAAAAATAAAGCAAAGATTGATAAATATAAAAAGAAAGAAAACGTTAAGGTCTGGGTTATTTAGAGGAATTTCAAAGCTAAATAAAAATATAAAGAGATGAAACAATTCAGAGAATTTAAAGACGAAGCAGAATATCAACATGTTCCTCTAGAGGAAAGAAAGTTTACTCTTCAACAAAGACTGAAGGCGGGACAACGTGCCCGAAGGCGGTCTAAGTTATTAACTAGAGCAAAACAAAGAGCATTGAGGAGAGTTGCGAGCCCAGAAGTATTACAAAAACGAGCTAAAAGAACGGCTAGAAATATAATGAGAAGCAGAATTGCTAAAGGACAGAACCTTTCAAAAATGTCTCCCGCTCAAAAAATAATGCTTGCGACAAGATTAGAAAGATTTTTACCAAAAATTAAAAAAATGGCCAAGAGATTAGTAAAAGTTAAAAGAAAAGAAGAGTTGCAACGTAAAAGAAATAGAAATAAGATAAAAACACCAGGTCAAAAAGGTTAAGTTATGCATTTAATTACAGAACTAAATGAAAATATAGAGTACGTTACAGAAGAAAAAGACGGGAAAAAATCTCTATATATTCATGGTCCCTTTATGATGGCAGAAGTGAAAAATAAGAATGGAAGAATTTATCCTAAAGAAATTCTTATGAAAGAAATAAAAAGATATAATGAAAGTTATGTCGGAAAAAATAGAGCATTCGGGGAACTGGGTCACCCAGACGGTCCTGGTATAAACTTAGAACGGGTATCACACATGATTACTTCATTAACAGAAGATGGTAATAATGTTGTCGGTAAAGCGAAGATTATTGATACCCCATACGGCAAAATTGTGCAAAATCTCATCGAGAATGGCGCACAATTGGGCGTTTCTTCTAGAGGAATGGGTTCTTTAGAGGAAAAAGGCGGAGTGAAATATGTAAAAGATGATTTTTATCTAGCAACTGCCGCAGATATAGTTGCTGATCCTTCTGCTCCTGAGGCCTTTGTTCAAGGAATCATGGAAGGAAAGGAATGGGTTTGGGAATCAGGTGTTCTCAGAGAAAAGGTGATTTCAGCTATTCATAAAGAAGTTACCAAAGCGCCGTCTAAAAAACTGGAAAATGTTAAGTTAAAAGCATTTAATAGCTTTCTTTCAAACCTATAATTGTATAAATATAAACATGAGACAGAGACAATATTCTCACAAAATTAAGGAGTTATCACATGTCAGAAGAAAAAAATGAAGCTCTGGAGCAAGAAGCAGAAGTAAAAGAGGAAACTCAAGAAGACGATGCTACTAATGAAGATACTCAAGTAGATGAGGCTTCATTTCCAGGCGCTGGAAAAAATAAAGAACCAATCAAAAAAGCTCCCGCAAAAGCAACAGATACGGGTGTAAATAATGAGGTTCCAGACGGACCCAAACCTGATTTTACAAAAGGGGTTCCGTCCGCTAAGAAACGTCCTGCAGATAAAGGCGGTGTTTCTGAAAGTGCATCAAAAATGTCACTTATTAAATCAATTTACGATAAGTTAGATGAGATGAGCAAAGAAGAAGTTGCTGAAATTCTCGGCGCACTTAACGAAGTTGATGATGTTGAATTCGATGAAGAAGGTAATGAAATTGTTTCTGAAAATAAAGAAACAAAAGAAGTAGTTGCTAGAGAAGAATTCAATCTTGAGAGTGATGTTCAAGCACTTATTGAAGGCGAAGAACTTTCAGACGAATTTAAAGAAAAAGCGGCCACTATATTTGAAGCCGCAGTTTTTGCCAGAGTAAATGATGAAATTTCAACAAGAATAGACAAACTGGATGAACAATACAAGACAGAACTTCAAGAATCCATCGAAAACAATCGCACAGTTATGATTGAAAAAGTAGATGATTTCATGAATTATGTTGTTAAAGAATGGATGCAGGAAAATGAACTTGCAGTTGATAAAGGCATTCGTTCAGAAATTGTTGAAGATTTCATGGTCGGTCTTAAAAATTTATTTGTTGAACACTATGTCGATATTCCAGACGAAAAGGTTGATCTTGTAGATGACCTGTTCGCCAAAGTTGAAGACTTAGAGGGTTCATTAAATTCTGAAATTCAAAAAAACATCGACTCATCTAAAGAACTCAAAGAGTTCAAAAAGTTAGATTCTATGTATACTGTATCAGAAGGAATGACTGAGGTAGATCAAGAAAGAATGATTAAGTTGGCAGAAGGTATTGAGTATGAAGACGAAGAATCATATACTGAAAAACTTCAGATTATTAAAGACAAGTATTTTCGTGCAGAAAACGCTGAAGACAAACAGGTTTTAACTGAAGGGTCTACAGACACACAAGATGATATGGAACCGAATGAAGACAATTCTTCAGACGATGTGATGGCAGAAGCACCTGAAAACATTAAACAGTATGCAAATGCTATTTCTAGAACACAAATTAAATAACAATTAAGGAGATTTACACATGTATCTTTCAGAAAATTTACAAAAAAAGTGGGCTCCTATTCTTGACCATCCAGAATTGGGTAACATTGACGACCCATATCGTAAAGCAGTAACAACTGTTTTGTTGGAGAACCAAGAAAAGTCCATGCAGGAAGACAATCAAGTTCTTTCTTCACAAAACTTCTTGACAGAGGGACAGGCTTCAGGTGCATTTCCAGATACTGGTGGTGTAGCAAAGTACGATCCTATTATGATTTCACTCGTAAGACGAGCAATGCCTAATCTCATTGCATATGATGTCTGCGGTGTACAGCCCATGACTGGTCCTACTGGTCTTATCTTTGCTATGAGAGCAAGATATGTCACAATGAGTCAGTCCCCAGAGGCACTTTATAACGAAGCAGATACTAATTATTCTGCTAATAGTAATGTGACACAAGCGGACAATGTTCCAGGACTTCAGATTCATACTGATGGAACAGCTAACGCTTCTCATAGTTTAGCGAGTGGTGGATTAACAACTGCCGCAGGTGAGACAATGACACCTAATAACATGGCTTTCTCAATTGAGAAGGTTACTGTTACTGCGAAAACAAGAGCCTTAAGAGCAGACTACACAATGGAAGTTGCTCAGGATCTTAAAGCAGTTCATGGTCTCGATGCAGAAACAGAACTCAGCAATATTCTTTCCGCTGAGATTCTTGCAGAGATTAACCGTGAGGTTGTTCGTAAGATTTACAGGGAAGCCAAAGTTGGTGCCCAAACTAACACTACACAATCAGGTATCTTTGATCTCGACACAGATTCAAATGGTCGCTGGTCCGTTGAGAAGTTTAAAGGTCTCATGTTCCAGATCGAGAGAGAAGCAAACGAGATTGCGAAGAAGACACGTAGAGGAAAAGGTAATATGATTATCACTTCTTCAGATGTTGCTTCTGCACTTCAAATGGCTGGAGTTCTTGATTACGCTCCTGCTCTTGATAGCAATAATCTCAATCCTGATGATGCAGGAAACACTTTTGTTGGTGTACTTAACGGTCGCTATCGTGTTTATGTTGATCCATATGCAGTAACAAATGATGTCAACTACTTTGTAGTTGGATACAAAGGATCCTCATCTTATGATGCAGGAATGTTCTACTGCCCATACGTTCCGTTGCAAATGGTACGTGCGGTTGACACGACCACTTTCCAGCCAAAAATTGGATTTAAGACTCGATATGGTCTTGTAAGGAATCCTTTCTCAACTGGACAAGTTGAAATTACTAGCACAGGATCTTCGGATATTAGTGGAGACAATGCTGGTGCGGCAGGCAATGAGTACTACAGGATTGTACGAGTAGCTAACTTAATGTAAGTTTCTCTAAAAAACTTAGTATACATAAAAGGGAGTAGGGTAAAACCTGCTTCCTTTTTTTGTTTTTGGAGATATTATGCATTCTAAAATTGATTTATATAAACAACATCCTTCCTATCCTGGCGATTCTCTTACCCTTCATTTAGACAATATCAAAAAATTAATAAAAACTACAAAATCAAAAACCGCATTGGATTATGGATGTGGAAATGCAAAACATTACATAGAAGATAGGATTCATTTATCATGGGGACTTGATAAGATGGGGCTTTATGATCCTGCAATACCAAAATGGGGTCTTTTGCCATCTGGAAATTTTGATTGTGTTATTTGTACAGATGTTTTAGAACATGTTCCAGAAAAAGAAATAAACGATACTTTAAAAGAAATTTTTACATTATCAAATAAATGTACTTATTTAAATATAGCAATGTATCTTGCCCTCCAGATTCTACCAAACGGTGAAAATGCTCATTGTACATTGAAACCGAAACAGTGGTGGAGACATAGAATGGCGGAAACGATAAAAGAAAATATTGAAGTTCATGTTGTATATTCGTATTCGCATAATATTAAAAACATGGAACATGAAATTTATACAAAAAAATGATTTTTTGCATAGGAAATGGTGAATCAAGACAAAAAATAGACTTGCATTTTTTGAAAAAATACGGTACAATATATGGAAGTAATGGTCTTTATCGTGATTTTACTCCAGATATACTTCTTACGTGTGATCCAATGATGCTTGAAGAAATAATTGAGTCTGGATATTCTAAAGAAAATAAAGTTTATACAACTGAATATGGATATGGTAATTTTTTAGAAAAAGTACCTAGTGGATACGGATATGGAAAAGCATTAAGAGAAGGACATAAAGTTTCTTTAGTGCCCTTTGAAAAAATATATCCAGTAAATTCTGGATGGGTGAGCATTAGATTGGCTTATCATTTACATCCAGAAGAACAAATATATATGATAGGTTTTGATTTATTTGGGGATAGAAAAAATATTTATGATGATACTCGTAATTATCCAATAACAGTTCGTGGAATAACATCTAATAAAGAATTTCATGTAGCAGAAGATGAAAGAATTGGATTGTTTTATTTGTTAAAAGAAGAATTTTGTCCTGGAATAAGATTGACAAGGGTTATTGATGATAATACAAAAGTTGAAAATATTGATAATATAACAACAGAACAGTTTCTTAAAGAAATAGAATGGCAGTAGTTGTAATAGGAAATGGAAAATCCAGACAACATCTAGATTTAAATAAGATTAAAGAAAAAGCATGGACATTTGGATGTAATGCTCTTTATCGTGATTTTGCACCAGATTATCTTTTAACTGTTGATGGTCATATTACTCATGAAGTATTAGATTCTGATTATGCTTTAAACAATAAAGTTCTTATTAGTAATATGAATCCTCTTCCAGGAGAAGTTAGAGATTCTATGGAGATTCCTGCTGATGCTATAGTATTTGAGAATGAACCAACTGGTTATGAATTCATTTATAATGGTTTTAGACGACATCATCATATAACTTGGATAAAAGAAAAATGTCAAATATCACATGTTCCCAGTCCAATATATGGAGGAAGTGCTGGTATACAACTCATAAGAGTAGCACATGAATATTATCCTAAAGATATAAAATATTTAATAGGTTTTGATGTATTTGGGGAAAGAGATAATATGTATGATGGTACTAATGCATATCCTTCAGAAGGGGCGGCTAATACTATGACAGATGAATTTATAGAAGGATTCAAAGACTTACTAAATATATATGATGATCTTATAATGAAAAGAGTTATTGATCAAAATCAATCGTTAGAAAATATACCAAATGTATCGGAAGATGAACTATGGCAGAAGCTACAAGACAACCAAAAAATTTAAATTATTTTATACCCACAGGTTTTAAATTTGTGATTGACAAAATTCCGCATGTGAACTTTTTTTGTCAATCTACTAATTTACCGGGTTTGTCAGCAGGTCAGTTTTTACAAGTAACTCCTCTTAGAGATATGCCTATTGCTGGCGATAAAGTACAAATGAATGAATTACGTGTTAGGTTTATAATAGATGAAGAATTACAAAATTGGTTAGAAGTTTATAATTGGATTAAAGGAATTACTTTTCCTGAAGACTTAGAACAGTATAATTCTGAAGAAACCTATTCTGATGGTTTCTTAACAATCCTTACGAGCAATAAGAATGTTCAATATGTGGCTAAATTTACAAATTTGTTTCCTGTAGATTTAACTGATATAGAGATGTCTTCGGATGTTGCTGATGCAGAAGTTGTTGCCGCGGATGCTACATTCGCATATACTACATATAAAGTTGAGAGAATTATAGGAGAACGTTGATTATGAGGTATAATGAAATTAGAAAACATACAAGAATTATGGACCAGTGATTGTGTTCTAGATGATTTGCAATTAGATGTAGAATCAACAAGAATACCAGAACTTCACAATAAATATTTTAAAATTTTTTCAGATGAAAAATTAAGACTTGTAAAATATGAGTCAAAAATGAAAGAATTGTCTAAATTAAAATGGCTTTATTATACAGGTAAACTTGACAAAGATAGTTTAGATAAATTAGAGTGGGAACCATTTGAATTAGATATTAAATCTAGAAATAAATTAGATATAGATAGATTTTTAAATTCAGATAAAAATATAATTGAAATGCAAGAAAAAATTGAATATCAAAAAGAAAAAATAAATTATTTAGAATCAATTATAAAAACGATTATCAATAGAAATTTTTTGATTAAGAGCATAATTGATTGGAGAAAATTTACTTCAGGAGCATAATGAGTTATGATTATTTAATCCTTTCTCCTCCATTATTTGAAAAAGATGGTGGTGCAATGGGGGGAACTGAAAGACAAATTTTAACAGTTGCGGAAAAACTTGCTAGTGAAAATTTTAATGTTGGATTAGTTCATTCTCATATGAGTGGACTTGATCAAATAATAAATGGGGTGAAACATTTAAACATGTTTAGACATCATTATGCTAAATCACGGGTAAGAATACATTGTAATCAGATTACGTATGTTGGTAATAGTTGGAAAAATTATTATATGTTTAATCCTCATATTCCAGTATTATCTCCCTTAGAAATGAATAGTGGAGATAAAACTTATATTTGGTTACATAATTGGACAACTTGTCACGAACAAGTTCCTAGATTATTTTTATCTAACGCACTTAAAAAATATGTACAAGATAAGGGAAAAACTGTTGGGGGGGATCAAACTATTCATTATATGGTTCCAAAAGGTATGGATAAACAAAAACCAAAAGAAAAAAGATCAAATTATCTTTTCTGGATGAGTGCTTTTGGAAAAGGTTTTAGAGAAGCATTAATGATTTATGTTGCTCTTTATGATAAGGGAATGAAAAGACCTTTTTATGTTTGTTGTCCTCCCCAAAGACAAAAGAAAGATGTTAAAATATTTACAGATTTTATGGCAGACCTTAATAAAAGCGGATATCCTATTCATTTTTTAGGAGAATTAAACTATGAAGGAGTTTTAAGAAGTTTATCGAATGCCGCTTGTCTTTTTAGACCAGGAATGCCCCAAGAAACTTTCGGTCTTATTTATCTTGAAGCAAATAAATTAGGAGTTCCTGTAATAACGTATGAGTCAGATGCGGCTGAAGAAATATTAACAGATAAAAATAACATGTTTATAAGAAAAGATACAACTATAGATGATGTTTATAATTGGACTATTGATATTGATAAAAAGAAAACATCAGTTGATATGAAAAAATTTGATCCTGATAAAATTATTAAAAAATGGACTAGCTTATTAAAATGAATTCACCAAATCCAAAAGATTTAATAAAAGCAGGTGCCCAATTTGCTTATCCCGTTCAGTGGAGAAGATGGGAAGTAATTAATGTTTTCATCACACAATTTAATTGGAAAATGGGTGTTGAAATTGGCGTTAATGAGGGTGCAAATATTTTTGAAATAGCAAAAAATAATACAAAATTAAAAATATATGGAGTTGATCCATATAAAGTACAACAAGAAAATTCTTTATATGAAAGGAATATAAGTCAAGAATATACTGATAAATCTTTGAATATAATTAAAAGAAAGACATTAAAAGAGGCTCTTAAATATCCGAATCTTGAAATAATTGTAGATACTTCTGACAATGCTTCAAAACAATTTGATAGAGAATCGATTGATTTTGTTTTCATAGATGGAGATCATAGTTATAGTAGTGTTAAAAATGATATAAAATGTTGGGAACCAATAGTAAAGGAAAATGGTTTAATTATGGGACATGATTATAATTGGGGAGATGTTGCAAGAGCAGTTGGAGAAATTTTTACTGAAGTTTGGATCTTGTCTGATAATGTTTGGGCGGCCTCAAAAGTCTGGTTAAGAAATGATAGAAAAAATTTCAATAGATAAGAAAAATGAAGTATATATGTTGGTTCAAGCAGAACCGGGTATTGAACAGGAAATAAGTGAATATTTTACTTTTTTTATTCCTGGTTATAGATTTATGCCATCTTACAGAAATAAAATGTGGGATGGTAAAATCAGACTTTTTAATTTAAGATCGAAAGAATTATATATTGGATTATTAGATCATTTATTAAAATTTTCAAAAGAGAGACAGTATGAAATAGAATATAAAAGTTTTCCTAAAAGTTTAAATAAATATAATAAAGAGGATTATGAAAGATTTGTTAAGAATCTTGCATTAACAATTGATGCTAGAGACTATCAGATTGATACGTTTCTATACGCTATAAATCATGAAAGGTGCTTACTTCTCTCTCCCACAGCATCTGGCAAATCTTTCATAATTTATCTTCTTTTGAGATATTATCAACAAAAACTTCCGAATTTTAAAGCATTAATAGTAGTGCCTACGACATCTTTAGTCGCACAAATGAAAAGTGATTTTGCTGATTATTCTAAAACAGATAATTGGGATGCTTCGGAAAATGTTCATCAAATTTATGCAGGTAAAGATAGAGTATCATCTAAACCAATTTATATTTCTACTTGGCAGTCTTTATATAAAATGACTGATAATTATTATGCTGAGTTTGATTTTATTTTGGGCGATGAGGCTCATCTTTTTAAAGCAAAATCACTTACTTCCATAATGGAAAAGACAACCAAAACAAAATATAAATTTGGAACAACTGGAACTTTAGATGGTACTTTAACACATAAATTAGTTTTAGAGGGGTTGTTTGGAAAGACCTATACAGTAACAACTACAAAAGATTTAATAGATAAAAAAACATTATCTCCATTTCAGATTAAATGTTTAGTTTTACAATATCCCGAAAAATTATGTGAATTAGTCAAATCTTGTAATTATAAAGAAGAACTTAATTATATTGTTTCGAATGAATCAAGAAATAGATTTATTAGAAATCTTGCAATAAGTTTGAGTAATAATACTTTGGTGTTATTTCAAATGGTAGAAAAACACGGAAGAATAATTTATGATCTTATAAAAGAAAAGAATTCAAAAAATGAAAGAAAAATCTTTTTCGTATACGGAGGAACAGAAACATCTGATAGAGAAGATATTCGAGGAATCGTTGAATCTGAATCAGATGCCATCATTGTTGCGAGTTATGGCACCTTTTCTACTGGTATCAATATTACTAATTTACATAATGTCATTTTTGCTTCTCCTTCTAAGTCAAGGGTGAGAAATTTACAAAGTATTGGTAGAGGTCTTAGAAAAAATGAATCTAAAGAAATAGCTACATTATATGATATATCTGATGATTTTTCATATAAAAGCTATAAAAACTATACTTTGAACCATTTTGTAGAGAGAATAAAGATTTATAATGAAGAACAGTTTGAATATAAAATTATAGTTGTCCCAATGTCTTGACAAATGACACATATTTATGATATCATAGTATTTTCACTTTTAATGGAGAGCCATTATGGCTAATTACATAAATAATGAAGATTTTCTTGATGCAATGATTGTATATAAAGAAGAGATCAGTAAAGCAGAGGAAAAAAATATAGAAATTCCACCTGTTCCAGATTATATAGGAGAATGTTTTTTGCTTATAGCAGAAAGACTTTCTTTTAGACCTAATTTTATAAATTATGCATTTAAAGATGATATGATCTCTGATGGCATAGAAAATTGTCTTCAATATGTCAATAATTTTAATCCAGAAAAATCAAAAAATCCCTTTGCATATTTTACTCAAATAATTTATTGGGCATTTGTTAGAAGAATACAAAAAGAAAAAAAGAATTTATATATTAAATATAAAGAAATGGAAAGAATGTCCTATCTTGAAGATCATATAGAAACAAGTTCGGAAGATAGCAAAGAATATTTAAGTTTAATAGGATCTGCTGATTCTAGAAATATGATCTCTCAATTTATAGAAAATTTTGAAGAAAAAAGATTTAAAAAGAGAAAGAAAAAAGAAGAAGATACTGTTGTTTCTAATATAGGATCTGTTAGTATATGAAAATAGCACTAATCACGGACACTCATTGGGGAGCAAGAAATGATAATATTGCTTTCTCCAATTATTTTAGTAAATTTTACGATAATATTTTTTTCCCCTATCTTGAAAAAAACAATATTAAAACATGCATTCATTTGGGCGATGTTGTTGATAGGAGAAAATATATTAATTTTAAAACCGCTAATGATTTAAGAGAAAATTTTGTACAACGATTATGGAAAAACGAAGTTGATACTCACGTTATAATCGGAAATCATGATATTTTTTATAAAAATACGAATAGTATTAATTCAATGGAAGAATTGTTTTCATCATCAGATGGTCAACAAGAACCTTGGATTTATGCTAGTCCAAGAGAAGTTGATTTTGATGGCACTAAAATAATGATGATGCCGTGGATAAATTCGGATAATTATTCAGAATGTGTCGAAGCAATTAAAAAAACTGAAGCGCAAATCATGATGGGTCATCTTGAAATTAGTGGATTTGAAATGCATCGTGGACAAATATGTGATTATGGTTTTACTGCAGAAATGTTTTCTAAATTTGATTTAGTATATAGTGGACATTTTCATCATAAGTCTACTCAAGGAAGTATTACATATCTTGGTAATCCCTATGAAATAACTTGGTCTGATTATCAAGATTCAAGAGGTTTTCACGTATTTGATACTGAAACAAGAGAATTACAGTTTATTCAAAATCCCTATCATATGTTTAATAAAATATATTATGATGATACCAAAGAAACATTTGAAAAAATTAAAGAAAGAGATTATGAGCAATATGCGGGATCTATCATTAAAATTATAGTTGTACAAAAACAAAATCCATATTGGTTTGATACAATGTTGGATGAATTATATAAAGTTGATGTAGTGGATATATCAGTTATAGAAAATATTGATCTTGAATTTGAAGATGATGATACAGTTATAGATGAAGCTGAAGACACTCTTACTATTTTGAGCAATTATATAGATACATTAAATATACAAAAAGATAAAAAAGAACTTGACACTTTAATAAGGACATTGTACAATGAAGCAATTGACTACCAAATCTCAGCTTAGAGACCTTGAATTAAATTTACCGGACGAAGTAATAGTAAAATTAGCATTAGATGCACATAAAAGAGATGTGTCTTTAAATACTCATATTATTGATGTTCTTAAAAAAGAAATAAAAAATTCAGAATATAGATTTGAAGATGGATCAGCGCCTCAATTTCTTACTGAAGACTAAACTTGATGAATTATCTGTCTTAGAAGAAGAATATATTAAAACATATAGACACAAATATCAAAACAACAGAGACATAGCATACGCTAAGATTCTGGCTTGCCAAAAAGAAATAATAGAAATATTGAAATCAAATTATGATAAATTTTCATAAGATCAGATGGAAAAATGTTCTTTCCACTGGTCAAAATTTTATTGAAATTGATTTAGACAAAAATCCAACAACTTTGATTGTTGGAGAAAATGGGTCTGGTAAATCTACAATATTAGATGCTCTTACCTTTAGTCTATTCGGAAAAGCATTTCGTAATATTAATAAGTCTCAAATTATCAATTCAATTAATGATAGAAATTGTCTTATTGAAACAGAATTTTCAATTGGTAATAGACACTATCTTGTTCGTAGAGGAATAAAACCAAATCTATTTGAAATTGAAGTTGATGGAACATTAATAAATCAAGATGCAAAAGTAAGAGATTATCAAGAACATCTTGAAAAAAATATTCTTAAATTAAATTATAAATCTTTTACTCAAATTGTTGTTCTTGGTAGTTCGTCTTTCGTTCCTTTTATGCAACTTAAATCAAATGATCGTAGAATTATTATTGAAGATTTGCTCGATATTCAAATATTTTCTACAATGAATTTTTTATTGAAAAGTAAAGTTTCTAATTTGAAAGAAGAACAATATCAAAATGAATTGAATTTTTCAAAAACTGAAAATGCATTAGAATTGCAAGAAGATTTTATTTCAAAAATGAAAAAAAGCAATAAACAATTAATTGCTGGTAATCAAAAAAAAATTAAAGAGTCTCATAATCAAATAGAAGAATATAATTCTCATATTGCAAATTGTGATAAAGAAGTATCAACTCTTCAAGAGCTTGTTAATGATTTTGATAAAGCACAAAAGAAACACCAAAAATTAGAACAATATCAAGATGAAATTGAAAAAAATGTAAAGAAACTTGAAAAAGAAATTGAATTTTATAATGAAAATACAGATTGTCCAACATGTAAACAGACAATTGATGACGAACATAGAACTTGTGAGATCCATTCAAAAGAAGAGAAAAAAACAGAGTTAAGTGATGGAATTAATAAAATAGGAGCAGATATTAAGGAATCTCTTTTCGTTATTTCTGAAATGCAGACTACTCAAGAAAAAATTACAGAAATTCAAGGTGTCGTAACAAAACACAATGCTTCAATATTTGCTATTAATCAATATATTGAAAAGATAAATGTAGAAATACAACAATTAAACGAAAATGATGCAGATGTTTCAGATGCTTCTGTGAAATTGAAAAAATTAAAATCAGATTTAAAAACTTTTACATCATTAAAAGAGCAACATAGTAATTTACAATCTATATATGATACTGCAAGTGTTTTGTTGAAAGATGGGGGTATTAAAACATTAATTGTTAAAAAATATCTTCCTATTATGAATAAATTAATTAACAAATATTTGTCAAAGATGGATTTTTATGTTTCATTTAATCTTGATGAAAATTTTAATGAAACGATTAAATCTAGATTTCGTGATGAATTTACTTATGCTTCTTTTAGTGAAGGGGAAAAAATGCGTATTGATTTGGCTTTGCTTTTTACATGGAGAGCAATTGCTAAATTAAAAAATAGTATGAGTACGAATTTACTCATATTAGATGAGGTGTTTGATAGTTCACTTGATGAAGATGGAACAAGTGATTTTCTTAAAATAATACACTCTCTTGGTAATGCATCAAATGTGTTTGTGATAAGTCATAAGGGGGAAATACTTTATGATAAATTTCAACACATGATTAAATTTCAAAAAGTTAAAAATTTTAGCAGAATAGTACAATGATTTTAGACCTCGTAGATGGAGTACATCCTTTAATAGAAACTAAATTAGACGAATTTGATTTTGATTCTAATAAAGTAACATATTTTGATGATGAAAAAGTATTACATACATTGAATGCCCATGAATTAGAACAGATATTACTTGAAAATATGGTTCAACATGAAGGATTGGGGCTTTCTTCTAATCAAATAGGGATTAATTGCAGAGCATTTGCTATGTTACATGAAGGCGAGCCTTTGATTATGTTTAATCCTAAAGTTATAGAAGCAACAGAAGAAGAAGTTTTGATGAAAGAAGGATGTCTTACGTGGTTTGGTTTGTTTCCTAATGTGAAAAGACCAAGCGGTGTCTCTATTAATTGGAGAGATAGAGATGGCGAAGAATATAATGGAAATTTTATAAGTCTTTCTGCAAGAATAATTTTGCATGAATATGATCATTTAAATGGTTATACTTTTTTTGATAGAACAAGTACATATTATATGCAACAAGCAAGAAAGAAAAGAAAAACATTTTTAAGGAAAATGAAAAATGGCAAAATATAAATTAATAGTTGAAGCAGGTAGTTATACTGAAGATAGTTTATTAAAATTATTTTACGTTGTTATAAAACATAGATTTGAACATTTCTTAAAAGGTGAAGGTTTTCGTGATTGATAAAATTATCACGAATATTATTGATCAAGAAGCACCTGATCAAACGGTTGCAGTATTGATGTCTGGTGGTACAGATAGTTTAACAGTTGCCGCGGCCGCTCATAGATTAAATAAGAAATTAAATTGTTATACATTTAGAGTTGACGGAAAAGATTCTGATGATAGCATATATGCAGAAAAAGCATGTAATCATTTTGGTTGGAATTTTAAACTTATAGATGTTCCAGTTAATAATATTGAAAATGATTTTTTTACTTTAATTAAAAAATATGAATGTAAAAAGAAAACTCATGTAGAATGTACATTTCCTTTTCTATATGTTTATCCCCACATAAAAGAGAAATATATTTTGACTGGTTGGGCCGCTGATGGTTATTATGGAGTAAGCAAAAGAGCAAACATACACTTCAAACACACCAAAGAATTGATGAATAAATTTAGAAGGGGTTACTTTGGTAAATTAGATGAGAGTACACAAAAATTTATTCCGGGAAATCCTGTAGGGGTGAAACAACAAATGATGTTAGCAGAAACTATAGATTCTACTTTAGTTGCTCCATACATTGATAAGAAGGTCTGGGACTGGATGATACAGCATGATTGGGAGTTTTTCAACAAACCATATCAAAAAGCTCCATTATTTGATGCATTTCCTGAATTGCTTGAAATAAAGAGAAGAAATCATCTGAATTTACAGTTGGCCGCAGGAATACCAAATTATTTTGAGAAATTGCTTGACAATAAGGAAATTAATATCTATAATAGAAGCAGAATAATGGATTTAGTTAGAGATTGGAAAGTTACAACCACAAGTATAGAGGGCTTTTTTGTATGAGTTATCAAAAATATTACGTAAAAGAAGTTAAAGAAAAATCATCTGAAAAACTATTTAATGTCATCAGTTGTTTTGCTGGTGGTGGAGGAAGTTCTACTGGATATAGGCTTGCGGGAGCAAATATACTTTTAATAAATGAATTTGTCGAAGAAGCAATATCTACATATAAAGCAAATTTTCCAGATACAAAGGTTTTAGTAGATGATATTAAAAAATATTCATCAGATGATTTTTTAGAAATGGCAGGAATTAAAGTTGGAGAATTAGATTTACTTGATGGTTCTCCTCCATGTTCTGCATTTTCACTTGCAGGTAAAAGAAATAAAGGATGGGTGGGTTATGTAGAAGATACAAGAGAATCTTCTATTGATCTTGAAACTGGTGAAGTTGTGCAGACAGGAGAATTAAAGAAAAAAGACGGAATAAAGAAATATTCTGAAGATAAAATTCAAGAAAGTATTGAAGATTTATTTTTAGAATATATACGTATTGCCAAAGGAATCCAACCAAAAGTTATTGTAGCAGAAAATGTAAAAGGAATAACTTTCGGAGAATCGAAGAAGAAACTTTTAGAATTTATTAATGATTTTGAACGAATAGGTTATGAAGTTTCATATCAAGTTATGAATGCCGCTGATTTTGGGACACCTCAAGCAAGAGAAAGAACAATTTTTATATGTGTGAGAAAAGATGTTGCCCTCAAAATTGGTCTCAATTTTATGAATATAAATGGTATTTTTCCTTCTAAAACAGTTTCAAAGCATGTTTCTATGAAAGAAGCATTTGAAGATATTGAAAATGATTCAGAAGAAATAAAAATGCTTTTAGATTATGTTGAGGGATCATTTCAAAAGAAATTTTTAAGTTTTCTGCCTTTCAATCCAGAAAAACCACTTAAACCCTCAGATAAACAATTTCATGAATTTAATCCAAAGGGATCATGTTTTAACATGATTCGACCAGCACCAAATCTTCCTTCTCCGACTTTAACGCAACAGGGTCAGAAAAAAGGATTATCTGGTGTTTTTCATTATGCTGAAAACAGAAAACCTACTATAGTAGAATTTAAAAGGTTAATGGGAATGCCAGAAGATTTTATTTTGACTGGAGATTTTGATCAACAGGCAGAAAGATTAGGTCGTATGGTGGCCCCAAAAATGATGACAGCAATCGCAAATAGTATATACAAAAATGTACTAGAACCCTATAATAAAAAATAATTATGAAAGCTAATATCAAAAAACAAGTAAAAGAAAAACTTACACAATATAATATGAAATATGCGGCCATGGATTGGAATTATAAGTGGTTTTGTTATGTAAATAAGCCAAAATGTGTCGATGATACATGGGATGTTAAAGAAGGGCATTACATGCAAGTACACACGCTTCCTACGGAGGGTTTTGATTGGAGAGACTCATTAATCCAAAAATAACCAAAAATTGTCTTGACAGTATTTTCAAATATTGATACCATATAAGTGAAGGTTAAAAACTAATCAAAAGGATATCTTATGAATGAAATACAGTCTACAAAATCTATTTTAGCAAAACTTCTTGCTTCTGAGAACATTACTGTAGAACATGGTAATTATCAAACAGCATCATTTGATGTTAAAAATCGGGTCATTCGTCTACCAATTTTTAAGTATATGAGTGGTCCGATTTATGATTTGATGGTTCTCCATGAAGTTGGACATGCCCTTTGGACTCCTTTGAAAGGACTGCATTCTGAGAAGAATGAGAAGGGTCCTGGATTTAAGTCTTATCTTAATGTTGTTGAAGATGCTAGAATTGAAAAGAAGATAAAACGGAAGTATCCAGGTGGCACAAAGCCAATGATTGAAGGATATCGCCAACTCGTATCAGAAAACTTTTTTGCCACAAAAAATGTTGATCTGGAGTCACTAAATTTGATTGATAGAATTAATTTACACTATAAAATTGGTGCATCTGCGGGTATTGAATTTGATGAAATGGAACGCCCTTTCATTACTGAAATTGATAAAGCAGAAAGTTTTGATGAAATTTATGATATTTCTGTAAGACTCTATGAGTATTCGAAAGAAAATGAAAGTCAAACAGATTTTCAAGATTTTTCTGAATTCGAATATTCAATTAAAGATTTTGATGATGAAAATGAATGTGAACGAATGCCTGATATGATGGGTGATTCTCCACTTGATTTTATGGAAGAGGAAGAAGAACGCAATGATGCTAAAGCAGGAATGAGGGGAGACAGTATAGACTCCGAAGAAGACGAAGAAGACGAAGAAGACAAAGAAAGTCAAATGAAAGTTGATTCTGAAAACGGTTCTTCTGCAGGAGATAGTGAAGATACAAATGAAGAAGATGTAGAAACTGGTGGTCAAATAACTTCTGGTCAAATGGGTGGAGTATCAAATGATGAAAAATTTGATCCAAAATCTATAACTGATGAAGCATGGCAATCAGCGGTAGGAGATTTAAATGAAGAGGAGGGTCGAACTTATCAATATGCAACAATTCCAAAAGCAAATTTGGATGAAGTAATCGTTCCTCACAAAGAATTATATAAAATGACTAAAGAATTTTTTGCAGATCCTAAGTGGAATGATAGTAGAAATGGAAATTTCGATGAATGTTTTGCTAAAGCACAAGAAATGGTGAAAGATTTTAAAAGAAAGAATTCAAATACAGTAGATTTTTTAGTCAAAGAATTTGAAATGAAAAAGAGGGCTGATGAATATAAAAGAACCAGTGTTTCAAAAACTGGTTTGCTTGATATGTCTTCAATACACTCTTACAAATATAATGATAATCTTTTCAAAAAAGTTGCAACTATTGCTTCTGGGAAAAACCACGGTCTTGTTTTATTCATAGATTGGTCTGGTTCTATGCATACTAATTTGCCAGGTACTATTGATCAGCTTTTAAATTTAGTTCTATTTTGTAGAAAAGCAAATATTCCTTTTGATGTATATGCTTTTACTGATCGTAATATTAGAGAAGCCGACTGGAATAATAGTTTTGATGAACAAGAAGAGCAAACAGAAAAGCAAAAACATAAGGTTTTCTTTAAAAAAGAAGGTCATATTACTTCTAATTCTTCTTTGTTTTTGATGAACATGTTTAGTAGTTCAATGTCAACTTCAGAGTTGAATTATGCTATGCAAATTATGATGCAATTAAAAATGAGATATGATACTGAGAGTTACTACGGTTTTAGATATAGTATTCCATATCATTTTGAGTTGGGTGGAACTCCTCTTGATGCAACAATTATTACTGCATTAGAATTGGTTCCAGAATTTCAAAGGAAAAATCGTGTGCAAATTGTAAATACTGTTTTTCTTACTGATGGGGAATCTCATTGTAACAGTCAATATTGGAAAGCTAATGAAGCAGGTAATCTGGAAAGACAATATTTTAGTGTTGATTCTAGAGAAACTTTTTATGTTGATCCAGTCACTAAAAAGACTTATGGTTCTAGTAAAGGTATGCGAAGAGGTCTTTCTACTAAAGTTTTTTATCAAATATTGAAAGATCGATGTAATGTTAATATTCTAGGATTTTTCTTAACTGGAAAAAGATTTAAATACATAAGTTCTGATATTTCCTGGGGTACAAAAAATGCACCAAGTCCTGCTGATATTTTTAGACTGTGGAAAAAGGAAAAATCATATGTTGCTTCAGATTATCTTGGATATGATAAGTTATATTATATTAAAGATGGTCAAGATTTGAATGTTGGAGAGGAAGATTTTGTTGTTAGAGAAGATGCTTCAAAAAGTCAATTGACCAAAGCATTTAAAACCTTTAATAAGAAAAAACTTACTAATAGAATTGTTCTGAAAAGTTTTGCAGAAATGGTTGCATGAATCATGTCAATCGATAATCCTGTATGGGACTCTAAAAATAAAGAGATACAAAAAATCTTAACAGAGAAGGTTCTGACAGATTCCCAATTGCTTAAAGCAATGGAAACTTCAGCCCATAAAGAAGTAAGTAGACTACAAGAACATGCAAATCTTTTAGTAAAACAAGCAAAAGAAATCATGGATAGAGTACAATTAACAAAAAGAATACATGAAAAAGTTAATATTCCATTTTGTCTTGTAAGAGAAAAACATTATTTTTTATATGAAGATAACACATTATCTTTAATTTCTCCAGAAGAATGGAACAAGAAAGAATCATCTATTACAGTAAAACAATTAGGAGATGGAACGTGGGAAGAAGTAATTAATTTGGATGAAAACCAAGAAATGTCTTGACACTATGGTTGGAATTTGAGATAATAGTAGTGAAGAGTGAGGGAAGAATGAGGTGAATACCGCTTGGCTTATGGAAATGTTTGCCCCGCTGGTAAGAGAGTGGGTAAGAAAAAAGGAGCGCCCCGCCGCCATGACATTCACTTTTCGTTTATTATAACTTATATTATGGAGATTGTGAAAATGAATGCTAATCAAAAATCGCTTATTGAAGCCGTTATTGAAGCAGGTTATGAAGATGAAATTACACGTCCGCAATTGAAAGCAATTGGGAGACAACTTGGTGTGAGTACTGCATGGGTGCAGAAAAATACTGCATATAAAGTTGCTAGAGGTGTGTATCGTATCCCTCAAGTTGATGGTTCTGTGAAAAGTGCATTAGCACAAACAGTTGCTAGTGAAAATATCGAAAAAAAAGAAAATAAAGTGATTCCATTTCCAACACAAACTGAATCTTTTATTCCAGATAAAGATTCTCATTTTGTTAGATTTGGACATTGTAAAGATGTTGAGTCAATTGTTAAATCAAGAATTTTTTATCCAACATTTGTTACTGGTCTTTCTGGTAATGGTAAAACTTTCATGATTGAACAGGTTTGTGCAAGATTAAATCGTGAAATGTTTCGTGTTAACGTTACTATTGAAACTGATGAAGATGATTTGCTTGGTCACTATCTTTTGAAAGATGGAGAAACTGTTTGGCAAGATGGTCCAGTTATTCAAGCAATGAAGCGTGGTGCGATTTTGCTTCTTGATGAAGTTGACCTTGCATCAAATAAAATTATGTGTTTGCAACCTGTTCTTGAAGGTAAAGGAATTTTTATTAAAAAGATAAACCAATGGATTCGTCCTATTCGTGGTTTTAATATTTTTGCTACTGCAAATACTAAAGGAAAAGGTTCTGATGATGGTCGATTTATTGGAACAAATATTCTCAATGAAGCATTTCTTGAAAGATTTGCAATTACTATGGAACAGGAGTATCCTAGTGTAGGAGTTGAGAAAAAAATTCTCAATTCAGTTCTTGCTTCTCTTGATTGTGCAAATACAGAATTTGTTGAGAAACTTACAAATTGGGCAGATATTATTCGTAAAACATTTTATGATGGTGGTGTTGATGAAATTATTGCAACTCGCCGATTGGTTCATATTTGTAATGCGTATGCTATTTTTAAAGATAAAATGAAATCAATTCAAATGTGTGTTAATCGTTTTGATGAAGAAACAAAATCAGCTTTCCTTGATTTGTATAGCAAAGTTGATGCTGATGTTGTTAATCCTAACGAAATATCTCCTGCTGAAGAAGGAGAACAAGCTCTTACAGAAGAAACTTCTGTAGCAGAAGAAGGTGAAGATCCTGAAACTCCTTTTTAATCGTTTTATTTGACAGTATAAATAATAGAGGATATAGAGTAAAATCTTATCCTCTATTTTTTTATCATTTTCACGTGGAGAAATAATGCAGATTGAGATCAAAGTTGATGAACTAAGAAAGAAAAAATTATTTGTAGCAACACCAATGTATGGTGGTCAATGTCATGGAATGTATGCAAAATCAGCTATTGATCTTGCAACATTGTGTGCAAATTATGGAGTAGAATGTAGGTTTTTTTACATATTTAATGAGTCTCTTATTACCAGAGCAAGAAATTATTTAGTTGATGAATTTTTAAGAGCAGAAGAATTTACACATTTAATGTTTATTGATAGTGATATTCATTTTGATCCGAGAGATGTTTTATCTCTTGCGGCTTTGTGTGATGATGATAAACCTATTATTGGTGGACCTTATGGTAAAAAATGTATTGCTTGGGAAAAAATTGTACAAGCAGTAGATTCGGGAGTTGCAGATAAAGATCCAGAAGAACTATCAAAATTTGTGGGTGATTTTGTGTTTAATCCTGTACAAGGAACCAAAGAACTTCAAATAAATAAACCTGTAGAAGTTTTGGAAATTGGAACTGGTTTTATGATGGCTCAAAGGACTGTTTTTGATAAATGGAGAGAAGCATATCCACAATTTCATTATAAACCAGACCACAATAGATCAGCACAATTTAAAGGTGATCGATATATTCATGCATATTTTGATACAGTTATTGATAATGAAGCCTATATGCCAATGGGTTCATCAAACAAATCTGATCGATATTTATCAGAAGACTATGCGTTTTGTCAGTTAGCAAGACATATAGACATTCCTATTCATTTGTGTCCTTGGATGAAACTTGGTCATATTGGAACATATGTTTTTGACGGGTCAATGGCTGATCTTGGAAGAATAGATTCTTCAAACCCTCTTGCAAAAAGTCATCAAGAACAATCTCAAAAATTAAGAGAAGCAAGAATAAAAATTACTGAAGAAACAGAAGAAGTACAAAAGATCGAAAACCTTGAGAAAGTAAAATCTACTAGACAAGAAAGAAGAAAGGCTTTAAGAGATAAGAAGAAGAAGAAAAAGAAGAAGTAGTTGACATATATTATAAAGTATAGTATAATAATAATTAAACAATTAATAGAGAAAAATTATGAAATTAAGTGACCAAACGGTTTCTGTTTTGAAAAATTTTGCTAATATCAATAGTGGTATTTTCTTTGAACAGGGAAAAGTAATCAGAACAGTTGCTCCCACTAAAGCAATTTTAGCGAAAGCTAATATTATAGAAGAAATACCAACAAATTTTGGTATATATGACATAACAAAAATGCTCGGTTCATATTCTTTATTCGAATATCCTGAAGTTGAATTTGAAGACAAGTATATTGTTATCGAAGACAAGAAAAATAAAAGAAATGTTAAATATTGGGTTTGTGATCCTGAACTTATTGTAAGACCACCAGAAGGAAAAGAAATTTCACTTCCTTCTGAAGATGTTAACTTTGTTCTTAATTCTGATGCGTTGGATTTTACAATTAAACAAGCTAGTGTTTTATCACTTCCTGAAATAGGTATTATAGGCAATGGTGCTGATATAACTATTTCTGCATTGGATTCACAAACTAATGAAACTTCTTCCGAACAAGTAGTCGGTGAGACTGATAAAAATTTCAAATTTGTTTTCAAGTTTGAAAATATTACAAAGTTGATGGCTAAAAATTATAGTGTCTCTTTATCGAAAAAGGGGTTATCTAAATTTCTTAGTTCTGATGATGTTATAGAATATTTTGTTGCTATTGAATTAGCAAATTCTGTATTTGAAGATTAATATGTATATTATGGATAATAAATGTTTGGAGAATCTTTTTTATGGGTCGAAAAGTATAGACCTAAAACAATAGATGAGTGTATACTTCCTGATAGAATAAAATCAATTTTTCAACAGATATCATCGGAAGGTCGTATTCCTAATATGATTCTTTCTGGCGGTCCTGGTATGGGTAAAACGACCGTTGCGAAAGCACTTTGTAATGAAGTGGGGTGTGATTTTCTTATGATAAATGGTTCTGAAGAATCTGGTATTGATGTTTTACGCACTAAAATTAGAGGGTATGCATCAACTGTCAGTTTTGATGGTAAAAGAAAAGTTGTTATACTCGATGAAGCAGATTATTTAAATCCCCAATCTACTCAACCCGCCTTAAGGTCTTTTATTGAAGAATTCGAAAAACATTGTTCATTTATAATGACATGTAATTATATTAATCGAATTATTGAGCCTCTTCATTCTAGATGCCAAACAATTGACTTTCGTATAAATAAAGAAGAGAAGTTAAATGTTGGATCGAATTTCGGAAAAAGACTTTATACTATCCTAGATCAAGAAAAAGTAAATTATGATAAGAAAGTGGTCGCCGAAGTGTTGATGAAACACTTTCCCGATTATCGCCGAGTATTAAACGAACTCCAAAAATATTCTAAATATGAAAGCATAGATTCGGGTATACTATCCCAAATCTCTGATATGGATTTGTCTGAACTTATGAATCATATGAAAAACAAAAAATTTAATGAGGTACGAAAATGGGTTGTTGATAATTTAGACAATGATCCACAAAAAATTTATAGAAAAATATATGATGTTGCAGAAAAATATATACAAGTAACTTCAATACCTCAATTAGTATTAATTTTAGCAGATTCACAATATAAGTCTGCATTTGCCGCAGATCATGAATTAAATTTAGTCGCATGTCTTGTAGAGATAATGGTGGAATGTCAATTTAGTTAAGGAATAATATGAAAAATATTTTTCTACAATTGTTATTTTGGTTTGGATTGTTTTTTATTTTGGTGGGTGTAGGAAAGGTATTAAAAGCAGAAGACACTTTTAAAGACCCTAATCCAAATATCGTATTAACAGAATGGACAACACAATTAATATATGATACAACAAACGCATGTTATCAAGGAACTGTAAAATGGATAATATTAAGCCATCCTTCTCTTTATGGTGTTCCTCCTGGATTAGAATCTTCCAGAGAAATGTTAACACATTGTTTTTGTGTTATGGATAAAATTAGAAATGTATTTGAAGCAGAAGAATATCGTAAAAAAGTTTTTGATGGAGAGTTTATAGGTACTCTTTTTATGAATAAAGCATTTGAATGTGTTAGAGATGAAAAAACCTTGTCAAAATTTTTTACTGCTGAAGGAAGTTCAGAAATTTTAACAGTACCATTGGTACCAGATAATTCAACAAATGGGGAAGTGGAAGATTCACCAGAGTCACCTGACCGAAAGCGGGAAGAATCTGATATGGCTCCTCAAACAATTTTTCAAGGATAAAAATGAAAAACATCAAGTATTATGGCTTGATATGTTTTTTTGTTATTTTTTCACTTGTGCCGATTAACATATCAGCTACAGAAAATATTAATTTCGGAACAGTTATTGAAAGGGTAAAAGAATCTGTAGTATTACTGTCTACGAATCCTAATGTCGATCCAGAAACAAATCCAACACTATCAGGATTGTGTTCTGGTGTTGTTATAGATGATATTGGACATGTTCTTACAAATTTTCATTGTATTTTCAAACAAAAGTATATAAAATTATTTTACTATGATGAGAATGATTGGTCTAATTATGATGTAAATGTTATAGGTATGGATCCGCTTGCGGATTTAGCAATACTTCAGGTTCTAGAAAAGGAAGAACCAATTCCACATCTTGAATTTGCAAAAAATTTGGATAACATATCATCAGGAACTGATGTATTTGCATTGGGGCATCCTATGGGTATGGCGTGGACTGTAACTAAAGGAATTGTTTCTAGTACTGAAAGATATGCAAGACATCCTTTTATTAAAGCAATTCAAACTGATTCTGCAATTAATAAAGGAAATTCTGGTGGTCCTCTTATGAATATGAAGGGGGAAATTGTGGGTATTAATGCATTAATTGTTTCTAAAATTTCTGAAAATGCGGGAATAGGATTAGCAATTAGAGGAGATATTGCAAAAAAATCTGTTTCATCTATGCTATCTATTGGAAGGGTTGATAGACCAGCAATTGGTATTATGATTATGGAGCTGGTTAATCAAAAAGCAAGAAAAAGAATATTAAAAGATTTTCCCAAACTTAAAGAAAATTTTCTTCCAAATACTTATGGAATATTTGTAAGATCAGATAAAAATCCTAAAGGAGTAAAAAAATTTGATACTATTATTGCAATAAATGATATAATGACTAATGGTCAGGTACAATTTTCTGATGAAATAGCCAAATATAATGTGGGAGAAAGTATTACTTTAACTGTTATACGAAAAAGAAGATATTTGAAAGTAGATGTTCCTTTAAAGGTTTTTCCTGTCAATGCTGATGCAATGTATCAATTGATGCAAAAACCACAATTACCAATTGTACCAGAAAAATGACTCCTTTTGATTTTTTAAACGATATAAATTATGGTAAAAAGAACCTGATGATCGATGATGTTGATCATCAGGTTGAAAAACAATATTTACCTTTCATTGTTAATAAAGGACTATCTTATACAATAGATACAGTCATTTATGCGAATGAAATGAATATTCGTCCTAATACTGATAAGAAACTACAATTTGACTATTTAATAAATACAATCAGACGGAATAAACGTTTTCCGAAATGGTTAAAACCAGAGGAAGACGAAAACATCAAGGTGATCATGGATTATTATGGATATAATGTACAAAGAGCAAGAGAAGTTTTGTCTTTGCATTCCGTGGAAGAAATTAGTCAATTAAAAGAAAAATTAGATACGGGCGGTGAAAGGAACACAAATGTATGACATTAGTGAAATGGTAGAAATTACCCTAAAAGAGAGTGACGATTTTCTAAAAGTAAAAGAAACATTAACTCGTATTGGTGTTGCTAGTAGAAAAGAAAAAACTCTTTATCAGTCTTGCCACATTTTACACAAACAAAGTAAATATTATATAGTGCATTTCAAAGAGCTATTCGCTCTTGATGGTAAGCCTTATAATTTTTCAGAAACAGATATTGCTAGAAGGAATACAATATCAAATCTTTTAGAAGAATGGAGTCTTGTAAAATTAGTAGATTCAGAAAAAACAAAAGATCCTTCTTTACCCCTAAATCAATTAAAAATACTTTCTTTTTCCGAGAAAGAAGAGTGGACTTTAACTCCGAAGTATAATATTGGCAAAAAATCATAATGAATGACGCCCTTGAATTGCAAGAAACTTTAGGAATTTTCTGTTTATATGATGATGTTGAAGTACCATCATTAGCAACTGAAAAGTCAGCATGTTTTGACTTGAAAGCATATCTTAAATCACATACAAAAGTACTTGCATATAATCATTCCAATCATAAAAAAGAAATTCTCATAAAAAATAACTCTCTATCTATGTTACCGCATTGGAGATATTTAATACCTACAGGAATAATTTTTGATATTCCTGTAGGATATTATGTTAAAGTTCATCCTCGTTCTGGTAATGCATTGAAAAAGGGGTTAATTACTGCAAATAATGTGGGGATTGTTGATGAAGATTATGTAGAAGAATGTAATTGTATTATGATAAATGTATCACATACTCCTATTCAAATTGATCATGGTGATAGAATTGCACAAGCAGAAGTACGTAAAGTAGAAGATTTTCAGATTAAACTTTTAAACAAACGACCGAAACAAAAAACGAATAGAAGTGGCGGATTTGGATCTACTGGACAATGATTATTGATTTAAAAGATATAATAGATGATGATTTAATTTATAATTATTTTTCTCAAAAAGTTGATCATGCGATGAAGAATCCTTCTTCATTAAAAATGACACCAATTCGTGATCATAAATTAGATTATATAGGATATAATTTTTATTGTGATTATCTGTCGATTATGTTTCATTCAAAAATTACACCTTTTGTTTCAAAGATTTTAAATAAAGAATTAATACCCACTTTTTGTTTTACAAGAATGTATTTTGAAGGAAGTAAATTAAATTTTCATAAAGATAGACCTTCTTGTGAAATTATTTTGTCTCATTGTCATTATGGCAAACCATGGAAAATATATGTTGAAGAAGAGGCTTTTATGACAGAAACGGGAACAAGTATTTGTTATGAAGGTAATAAAAACGTTCATGGTAGAATTACTCCAATAGCTAATAATGCATTATATTCTTTTTATTCTTGGGTTGAAAAAGATGGAGAATATTATGATTGGAAATATGATAAATCAAAAAAATTAGAAAAAGTATATTTATCAGCCCTTGACAAAACATATATATAAGTGTATAATAGTTCTTATGGGAGTGAAAAATGAAACTCTCATTTGTTGCAATCAGCAACATCCCTCTGGCTTTATTGCAGAGGATTAATTAATAATCTGCCTATAAAAGGAGATAATATGTATCTAGTACCAAAAACTATCGAAGAATTTAATCGCTCACTTTCAACATCAGTAGGGTTTGATTCTTTTTTTAATCGTCTATTTGATGATGCTTTTTTAGCGAATAGTTCACAAGGATATCCTCCTTATAATATTCGCAAAGTGACCGACACAGATTATGTGATCGAACTTGCCCTTGCGGGATTTGTTAAAGACGACCTAGACATAGAACTTACAGACGGAACACTTACTATAAAAACAGTTCCAAACGAAAAACAAAATGATGAAGGTTATTTACATCATGGAATCGCCAAGCGAGTCTTTACCCGAAGATTTAATCTTGCTGATGATGTCATTGTAAAGGGTGCAGATTTGTTCAATGGCTTGCTTAAAGTTCAGCTTGAACGGATTATCCCTGAGGAAAAAAGACCTCGTAGAATTGATATAGATGATGGCGTGAAAGTGGTTGATCACAAAGTTGTGTAAAAAAATAACAACTTAACACAGATAAGGGGGGGGCCATGAAATGGCCTCCTTTTTTTTAGGATTCAATACGATGAAACTCACCAAAAATTTTTCATTTAAAGAAATGACTTTTTCTGATACCGCTATTAGAAAAAATATAGACAATACTCCTGGTTTAGAGGAAGTAATAAATTTGACAAATGTTTGTAATAATATTTTACAACCTGTAAGAGATCATTTTGGAAAAGCAATAAGAATTAATTCTGGATATAGATCAGTTAAATTGTGTTTAGCGGTAGGAAGTTCTGCAAAATCTCAACATGCAAAAGGAGAGGCCGCAGATTTTGAAATTAATGGTGTGTCAAACCATGATTTAGCAAAATGGGTTTATAATAATTTAGATTATGATCAACTTATTTTAGAATATTTTGATCCAGAGGGAGATCCCAATAGTGGTTGGGTGCATTGTTCTTATAAAGCAGATGGAACAGGTCGCAAAAATTCCATTATAATCAATAAACACACAAAAGGCAAATATCTGCCATGGAAGCCGTAAAAGCATTTTACTGGAAGTGTTACTTACAATTATTATTTGTGCTTCATTTATTAGTTCATAAAAAAGCGTGGATTGACAATCATATTATATTGTGTTATACTAATTTAGATAAATTAGATAGTAATTACGATAAATCTTGGCATAATAAATTCACTAGATGACCTTTTATACAAATGTACAAAATTGGGGCGGTAAAATCTATTATAGAGGAATAGATTCTAACGGCATTCATTTCAAAAAAAAGTTGGATTATAATCCAACTCTATTCATCAACTCACCAGAACCCACCGAATATAGAACTCTTGAAGGAAAATGTCTTGCCCCTGTTGACTGTGGCAATATTAGACAAACAAGAGATTTTATAAAAAAATATGAAGGTGTAGATAATTTTAAAATTTATGGAAACACAAATTATCATTATACTTTTATTGCAGATAATTTTCCTGATCAAATAAACTACGATTTAAGCAAAATAACAGTTGCGAATATTGATATAGAAACTGGTTCGGAAAATGGGTTTCCTAATCCTGAAACTGCTCCTGAACCTGTTACCGCAATAACTATTTCTTTAAATGGAAAATATTATGTTTTTGGATGTGGTGAATATAAAGTTCATAGGAATGATGTTGAATATTTTGAATGTGAAAATGAATTACATTTACTTCAAGAATTTATATCATTGTGGTCCAAGCAAGATATAGACATTGTTACTGGTTGGAATATTAAGTTTTTTGATATACCATATCTTGTAAATAGAATGAATTTGTTATTTGACGAATCATTTTATTATGATTTATCGCCTTGGCAGTTTGTAAGTGAGAGAACGGTGATGGGTTTCGGGGGAGCAAAACAGCAACAAGCATATGAGCTTATGGGTGTTGCAACTCTTGATTATTTAGATTTATTTCGAAAATTTACTTATAAGAATCAAGAATCTTATAGATTAGATCACATTGCTCATGTTGAATTGGGTGAAAGAAAATTAGATTATTCTGAATATGGTTCATTACATACTCTTTGGAAAGAAGATTATCAGAAATTTATAGAGTATAATGTAAAAGATGTTGAGCTTGTTAATAAATTAGATGATAAAATGAAATTAATTGAAATGGCTATTGTATTAGCATATGATGCCAAAGTAAATTATACAGATGTTTATACACAAGTTAGAATGTGGGATACTTTAATTTATAATGAATTAAGAAATAAAGGTATACAGCTTCCTCCTAAGAAAGACTCAATAAAAGATAGACCTTATATAGGCGCTTATGTTAAAGAACCTATTCCTGGAATGTATGAGTGGGTTGCTAGTTTTGATTTAGATAGTCTATATCCACATTTAATTATGCAATATAATATTTCTCCAGAAACACTACTTACAAAGTTTCCTCAAAAATCATTATCAGTTGAAAATCTTTTAAACGAAGAAGTTAGTACTGATTATGCTAAAACTGAAGATATCTGTATAGGAGCTAATGGATTTCATTTTTCAAATGAGCATCAAGGATTTCTTCCAGAAATGATGGAAAGAATGTATGCAGAACGAAAAAAGTTTAAAAAAGATATGCTCAAGGCACAACAAGAATTAGAAACAGAAACCGATGGATTGGATAGATTACGACTTATTAAAGAGGTTTCAAGATTAAATAATATGCAGATGGCAAGAAAGATTCAACTTAATTCTGCTTATGGTGCTTTAGGTAATCAATATTTTAGATTTTATGATGAAAGACAAGCAACGGCTATTACGACTGGTGGACAGCTTTCAATTAGATGGGTTGAGAATGATGTTAATCGATATTTGAATAAAATTCTCAAAACAGAAAATAAAGATTATATTATAGCCGCTGATACTGATTCGATTTATCTAGGTTTAGATGATTTAGTTAAATCTGTTTTTACTGATACAAGTGATAAAGAAAAAATTATTAAATTTTTAGATAAGGTATGTGAAACAAAAATACAAGAATGTATAAACAAGTCATTTAATCGATTGCATGTATATATGAATGCATTTGAACAAAAAATGAATATGTCTAGAGAAGTTCTAGCAGATAAAGCGGTTTGGACTGGTAAGAAACATTATATTATGAATGTTCATAATAGCGAAGGAGTACAGTATGCTAAACCCAAATTAAAAGTAATGGGATTAGAATCTGTTAAATCTTCAACTCCAGCGGTTTGTAGGGATAAATTAAAACAATCTTTTGATATTCTCATGAATGGTACCGAAGATCAAATGCAGAAATTTATTGAAGAATTTAAAGAATCGTTTAAAACTCTTCCTCCAGAAGATATTGCATTTCCAAGATCAGTTAAGGGAATTGACAAATATAGTGATAGTGTGCTATTATATAAGAAAGGTACTCCTATACATGTAAAGGGTACGATTATACACAATAAGTTATTAAAAGAACATAAACTTACAAAGAAATATCAAATCATTCAGGAAGGAGAAAAGATTAAATTTTCTTATCTCAAAGAACCAAATCCTGTAGGGGATACTGTAATCAGTATGGGAACAGTATTACCTTCAGAATTTGGATTACATCAATATATAAACTATAATATGCAATTTGAAAAGTCTTTTTTAGAACCACTAAAAACTATATTAAACTGTGTTGGGTGGGAACCTGAAAAAAGAAGTACACTTGAAGATTTTTTTATTTAAGGAGTTATAATGGATTTTTTGAAAGAAATAATTAAGGAGGTTGGCAATGAATATGCTGGATTGGTTTCAGATGGTATTGAAGCAGGTGATGTCGAATCTTTCATTGATACTGGCAGTTATGCTTTTAATGCTTTACTTAGTGGGTCAATATATGGAGGCTTGGCCTCAAACAAAATTACAGCATTCGCTGGAGAAAGTGCAACTGGGAAGACATTCTTTGTTCTCGGTATTGTCAAACAATTTTTGGAGGACAATCCTACTGGTGGCGTTCTTTATTTTGAGTCTGAATCCGCTATAACAAAACAAATGATTGAGCAACGAAAAATAGATACTACTCGTATGGTTATGTTACCAGTTGCTACAATTCAAGAGTTTGCATATCAAGTTACAAAGGTTCTTGATAAACACCTTGCTAGTGAAGATAGAAAGCCTTTGATGATATGTCTTGATAGTCTTGGTATGTTATCTACTTCAAAAGAGGTGGGAGATGTTGCAGATGGTAAAGAGACAAAAGATATGACAAGAGCCGCACTTGTAAAAGGAACATTTAGAGTATTAACACTTAAAGCAAGTAAAGCAAAAGTTCCTGTATTAATTACAAATCATACTTATAGTCAAATTGGTGTGATGTTTCCACAGCAAATTATGGGTGGTGGTACTGGTCTTTATTATGCTTCAAGTAATATTGTATTTCTTTCAAAAAGAAAAGAAAAAGAAGGTACAGAAGTAATAGGTAATATTATTCATTGCAAAAACCATAAATCTAGACTAACAGTAGAAAATAAAATGGTTGATGCATTAGTAACTTATAATAAAGGATTGGATCGTTGGCATGGTATGTTGGAACTTGCTGAAGAAGCAGAATTGTTTAAAAAAGTTTCTACCCGTTTTGAATTACCTGATGGAACAAAATTGTTTGGTAAGCAAATCATGACGAATCCAGAAAAACATTTTACTGAAGATATTATGAAAAAAATTGACGAATATTGTCAGGAGAAATTTCTATATGGAACAACAAAAGGAAATGAAGAAGTGGTACAAGATGGTGAAGAATCCTCAGAATAAAGAGGATGATCAATTCGCTTTTGCTATCACTAAAGGTAAATTTAAAGATGTAGTTTATAAGTATAATCGATTTGGATTAATAGAACCAGATGCAGAAGAAGAAGAGTTGAAATATCGGTTCGAATATGATATACTTGAAATACCTGGAGAAATCAGAGATAAAAAATATTCTGATATTGAGGGTGTAGAATTTGAAAAATTAATAGGCGACATTTTAATAGAAGTAATTCAAGAAAACATAGATTTAAATACAAACGAAAATGACGAGGATAGAGGACACGATACTGAAGAATCTGATATTCAATGATGAATATACCAGAAAATCTCTTCCATATTTAAAAAAAGAATATTTTACGGATCATAATGATCAATTTCTTTTTGAAGAAATAGAAAACTATGTAAACGGTTTTAATGTTCTTCCCACCAAAGAAGCCTTAATTATAGAAATTGGAAACAATTCGAAACTTTCTGAAGAACAATTTAGTGATGTTTCTAATAAAGTTTCAGAATATTTTGATAATAAAGAAAATACAGAAACCGATTGGTTGCTTGAAACTACTGAAAGATTTTGTCAAGATAAAGCAATTTATAATGCAGTACTTGAATCAATAAGCATTATTGACAATCAAAAAGAAACACAAAAAGACAAGGGTGCTATACCAGAAATTTTATCTGATGCTCTTTCTGTTTCTTTTGATCCTAACATAGGTCATGATTACATTGAAGATTCGAATGAACGGTTCGAATTTTATCATAAAGTTGAAGAAAAGATACCCTTTGATCTAGATTATTTTAATAAAATAACTAAGGGGGGTTTATCTAAAAAAACTTTGAATGTCGGACTTGCTGGTACGGGTGTTGGAAAATCATTATTCATGTGTCATCATGCGGCATCCTCAATATCTCAAGGATTAAATGTTTTATATATCACCCTTGAAATGGCCGAGGAAAAAATAGCAGAAAGAATTGATGCAAATTTGATGAATATTACAATAGATGATTTACATGATATCCCCAAAGATATATTTGAGAAAAAAATAAAAAAGGTTAAAAAATCAACATCGGGTAGATTGATAGTTAAAGAATATCCACCAGCTTCTGCAAGCGTAAATCATTTTAGAAATTTATTAAATGAATTAAAATTAAAAAGAAAATTTGTACCTGAAATTATATTTGTAGATTATTTAAATATTATGGCTTCATCTAGATTGAAGTATGGTAATACTGTAAATTCTTATAATTATATTAAATCAATAGCAGAAGAAGTACGTGGTCTAGCAGTTGAACACAATCTTCCTATTGTTTCTGCTACTCAAACAACTAGATCGGGATTTACAAATACAGATTTTGGACTTGAAGACACCTCTGAATCATTTGGATTGCCTGCAACTGCGGATTTTATGTTTGCTTTGATTAGCACAGAAGAATTAGAAGAACTTGATCAAATTTTAATTAAACAATTGAAAAATCGTTATAGTGATCCTGGTAAATATAAAAGATTTGTGATCGGAATTGATAGAGCAAAAATGAAATTATATGATCTTGAAGAATCCGCACAAGATGATTTAGTCGCAAGGTCTGCACAAAAGAAACGACAATCGAAGGGATCTTGGAACAAAAAAGATAAAGATGATGATCCTCCAGTATTTGATGTCGGAACTAATAATAGACTGAAAAAAAAGAAAGATTTTTCAGAATTTTCCTTTAATTAGCTTGACATAGTTTCTAATTTTGATATAATAGTAGTGTAATGGTTGAGTTAGAAGCTCTTTTTGTTAATCTCAAATAAATGAGGTGATATGTATAAGTATATTATGATAATTGCAGTTATATTAACAATATTTTTGGGTGGATGTGCCCCAAAAAATTATGCTGTAGCTGGTGATAAAATAGGACTACCATTTGGTACTATTCTTACGATTGGTGGTCAAAAAATGATTGTAGTCAGTCAAGAAACTCAAGAAACAAAACTAAAACCCTATACTCCTATAGTAAAAAATGAACTTGCATCTGTGACGAGTATTAAAGCAGAAGAACCTAGTGGGATAAAACCCGAATGGGAAAGCAAAAAAGTTGTTACAGAAGGAGTAAAAACGGTTCAAGAATGTCATGATCCACGAGGATGTCCTCAGGATGTTAAAACTGGTGAGTGTCTTGAGGGGTGTTCTGAACAAAAAGTACAAGTTAAAATGACTGAAACAATTATTGAACCAGGATTAGTACCTAAACCAATAGCTGAAACACCCTCTTCAGACACATTTGATCCTAATTTAGTTCTTTATACGTTATTTCGCTTTGATGGTAGACCCGATGTACCCTTAAGAAGGGAGTATCGTCATTATTACGGTCAACCTGAATGGATATGTATAATGATAAACTACACAGGAACTACAAGAACTAAAATATTATTAACAAAACTTCTTCATACCAACCCCAAATTAGTTCAGATTTGTGATACAGAATTTCCCAGTAATGGAAATTTGTGGAACGAACTTCCAAAACAAAAACGTTATAATCAACTAGCCTTTAATTAGATAATATAATAAATAGTTAATGACTATTTATGTTTATATTACAGTACTTAGAGGAAAATGATCGATTTTAAGGATTTTTTGCTAGAATCTCAGGGTGCTAACAAGCACCTTGAGCATATAGAAGATGAAGTTTTAAATGGTGGTTTCGATGGTGTGAAAAAGGCAATCACATATTTAAGCTCATTAGGTTCAACTTTAAAGGGTTCTTCTTCTAAAAAAATTACAATAACAACTAAATGGGATGGAGCGCCAGCAATTGTAGCTGGAATAGATCCTGAGACTGAAAAGTTTTTTGTAGCAACTAAGCATGGTGCATTTTCAAAAGTACCTAAATTAAATTTTTCAGATGAAGATGTCGATAATCATCATGAAGGTAGCTTACGTATTGACTTAAAAGAGTCTTTGAAATACCTTAAAGATATTGGAATGGACGGTGTTTATCAAGGAGATTTATTATATAGTCTTGCAAAACCCAAAACGTTACAGAATATAGATGGTGAATCGCACATTGTTTTTACGCCAAATGTTATAACATATGCAATTAAATTAAGAAGTGAATTAGGAAAAAAGATAAATGCTTCAAACTTGGGTATTGTTTGGCATACAAAATATACTGGTGAAGCAGTAAATCAAATGAACGCTTCATTCGATGTAAATGTTGATAACTTTACACAAACATCAGATGTGTGGTTTAAAGATGCTGAATATGAAAAAATGGACGGAATAGCATCTTTTACTCAAGAAGAAACTGAAAAATATTTTAACGTACTTTCGATGGCGGGTAGAGTATTTAGAATTCTTAATAAAAAACTGTTAGACGGTATAAAAGATGATAAATACTTAAATACACAGATTAAAGCATTTGCTAATTTTAAAATAAGACAGGGTATGCCCATTGGAAATGTTAATAGTCATGTTGTTGGTTTGATTAAATACTTACAAAACAAATTAGATAAAGAGGTTGATAAATTAAAGTCGGTAAAAGGTAAAGAAAATAGACGTAAAAAAAATGAAGATATTTTAAAATTTTTTACTGAGAATAAGACTGCTTTGAAAAACATGTTTCAAATGCAAAATATTCTTATAGCCGCTAAAATGATAGTAATTAAAAAATTACAAGATATTCAACCTTTGACAAAAACGTTTATACAAACCGATAAGGGTTTTGAGATTACAAATCCAGAAGGATTTGTTGCAGTTACATTAGATGATGGAGCAGTAAAATTAGTAGATAGACTAGAGTTTTCTAGACAAAATTTCTTAGCACCAAAAACATTTGGGAGTCGTTAATGCAAGTAGCAGAACAAGGTCTTTTAGACAAATTAGGCGAATCTTATATAAAAATAGCATTGACAGAAGATGTCGATGCACGATTAAAAAGATTAGCGAGAGAAGGTTTAATAGCCAAAGATGAATATGCATTGTTTCTTAAAACAATGAAAGATTTAGAAGATGATAAAAAACCAAATCCAAAACAAAGAATGATGATTATAAGAATTTTCGATAAAATGCTTGGTCTCATCATGGGCGATAAGGTTGTATATCAAAAAATATTACAGACTGTTAAAAAAGGCAAAAAAGATAAAAGTAAAGTAGCAGAACAAGTCTTTAGGGACACACATACTACGGTTGTGCATGATGGAATAGAATTTTATATTAATGATGATAAAAAATTAGTAGAAGTGCCATCTTCATTTGAATAAATAATTCTATGAAGATTTATAAAAATTTTTTAGCAGAAACAAAGCAAGAAAAGACAGCAGTTGTGACTTTCGGGAGAATGAATCCTCCTTCAATAGGTCATGTTAAACTTGCGAAAAAGATTGAAGCAGAGGCGAGAAAACATAAAGCAGAGCCTTTCATTTTTTTGTCTCCTACTCAGAATGCTAAAAAGGATCCTTTGGGTCCAGATAGAAAAGTTGTTTATGTTGAAAAAACGATAGGTCAAAATATCAATATAGATATTAAACCTACAGTTTTTGTATCATTATCTGATTTATATTCTGATGGATTTAAAAGACTTGTATTCGTAGTTGGGAGTGATAGATTAGCTAAATTTTCAAAATGGATATCGGAATATAATGGAAAAAAGAAAAAACACGGATTTTATGATTTTATAGATATCGATTTTGTAAGTTCAGGAGATCGTGATCCTGATGCTGAGGGTGTTGCTGGAGTGTCTGCATCGAAACTAAGGGAATTTGCAGTTTCTGGAGATTTAGATAATTTTAAAAAAGGAACGAAATTATCTGCTAAAGATACAAAATCTATGTATAACGAAATTAGGAAAGCAATGAAAATTGACACTATAAAAGAATCGGCACTTAGACCCGGAACAAAAGTAAAAGTTGCTCATCCAGCAAAAGGTAAGGGAATGGTCACAGGAAAAGTAGTTCGTTATGATGATCAAGGTCCTCATTCTCCCTTTTATGTTGTTTCTATTCCAGGACTTGCAAGATCAGAAAAGGTGCCTGCACATAAAATTAAAGAAGGTGCAGAATATCCTGCAACTCCTGCGGCAAAGAAAGCACACTTAGCTAAAATAATGAAAAAAGTAAAGGATACACAAGCGAAAAGAGAAAAATCAATGGGTGCAAAAATAATAGATAGAACTCCAGATTGGATGTTTCCCAAAGAAGAAGTTGAGGTAGATGAAATGACTAAAGAATTGCTTTATAAAGCCGCAAGGAAAGCAGAAGTACAAGGAAGAGAACCTGCCCAACCAACTTCACCTGACCGCTCGGGCACAGGTTTTGGTAAGAGAGATCCTAATATTAGACGGAAACGAAGGGCTCAAGCTGTAAAATTTGTTAAAGGAATGGTAAAAGCAAAAGAAGAATTTGAAGTAGACGAAGCAAAAATAGAAAAACAACCTGATGATCATCTTAAAGCAAAGATGAAGCAACTACGTACTAGTGGAAAAACTGATATGCCTTCTTTTCAATTTATGATTAAACGTATTGATAAAGAGATGAAGAAAAGGGGATTGGAAGAGGATGCTCCTCCAGGAAGAGAAAAACAAGTAAAGGCTTTAAAGAAAAAAGTGGGTACAGAAAAAGCATATGCATTTGCTTGGGCGCAACATAATAAACACGGATTACCTGAAGAATCAGTAGAAGAAGAAATTAAGCATAAATCTTATGATTCTGCTCAGAAAGCGGGTGCTTTATTACATCCTGCCGACAAGAAAAGTGGTTGGGTTGCAAAATCAGTAAAGGCTTATAAACAACAGACGAAAAAAGAGGAAATAGATCGAAAGAAATTTCCGTCTAGAAAACAAATTCATAAAATGTGGGCTAATAGGCAAGAAAAAAAGAAAAAAGAAATGGCGAAAGCCAGTCATCCAGGATATGATGAATCTGTTGACAATTTAAAATTAAAAGCAGAACAGTCTGGTATTCCAGTTAAAATTTTACAAAAAGTATACACTCGAGGAATTAGTGCATGGAACGCAAGTCATAGACCAGGAACTACTCCCCAACAATGGGCAGAGTCGAGAGTTAATTCATTTTTGACTGGCGGTAAAACTAGATTAATCACAGATCAAGATTTATGGACTCAAGTTGACTCTAAGCATAGAACAAAGGAAGAAATGGATACAAATCACGCATTCAAAAAATGGTTAGCCTTTAGTGAAGGAGATGTAGTTGTAGACACTCCTCAAGGAAAATATGTAAAAAAGGGATCTGTTGCTTCAGAAAAAATGAAAGCAAAAAGAGCTTTTAGAGATCAAAAAGATAAAAAGCAAGTTCAGACCAGAATAGCATCACCAATAGAAAGAAAATATCTTCAACGTAAAGAAGAACAGGAAATAGATGAAATTTCTAAAGATATGAAAGTAAGAGCCTATACGAAAGCGGGAGAAAAAGCAATGTCTGCTCAAACTAAAAGAGCTAGAGGCGATCTTTCTGCTGGTAAAGAAGTTCTTAAAAGAACAGATCAAAGAACTAAATTTTACAATGCCATTTTTGATAAAAAGCAAAAATCAAATCAGGATAAGGGGTAAGTATGGAATTCAAAACGCTTCATGAAGATTGGAAAACTTTAGTACCAGGACCTTTTACAGAACCTGAAGATGATGCAATATATAAAGAATTTATGAAAATAAAAGAGCAAGGCGATGTACATCATCATCACTATGCTAAAAGCGATAATCCTGATGACAAAAAGAAACGAGAAAAAGATGCCAAAACAAAGGCAAAAGAAGGTGAAGCTAAAGCAGATAAACCAGACAGTAATGGTGAAGCAAAAGCAAATGGTAATGATGAAGAAAAACCAAAATTAGATCCTGTTGGAAAAGAAGACGGAGATATTGATAATGACGGAGATAAAGATAAAGCTGATAAGTATCTAGCGAAAAAAAGAAAAGCTATTGGTAAATCAATTAAAGCACAGAAAAAAACAAAAACTGAAAAGCCTATAAAATTATCAGGAAGTAAAGAAAAAGTTGAACTTCATAAGGGAGTTGAAGAAGCAAGCACATATAGGGATAGTAAAAAAGCAGAGGATAATAAAAAATTCAAGAAATTTGCTTTTGGAAACAAAAAAGAAAGACGAATTGCAGGAGTAATGCATAAAGGATATAGCAAAGAAGATGTAGAACTTGAAGAAGGTCACGAAAAAGAAATTGCTAATTTTATGGACAAAGCATTTCAAGGAGTAGACTATCATTTTAAACAAGGCGCACTTCATGTAGCAAAAGGATTTAGAGGAAAAGTTGCACGAAGAATGGCGGGTGAAGGGATTAAACCTCCTATAAAAGGTATAAAAGAAGAAGAAAACTTAGATGAACTTTCTCCAGAATTGATGAGAAGAGCGTGGCAGGGTGCAACTAAAAGAGCCGCAATGGCGGGTAGAGCAGATAGGGGTGATGAAAAAGCCGCGGCAGATCATGTTAAAAGACGAAAACAAAGTTCTAAATTTTTTAACAAATATATTAAGACACAAGAAGATTCCGAAGTAGATGAAATGAGTGCAATACAAAAAACGGCACTTAATATTCATAATCAAAGAGTTAAATTGGGAATTGCTAAACCTGGTACTAAAAAAAGCAAAGAAAGTGGAGTACAAAAGAAGGCTAAACCCGCACATACCTATGCAAAAGCAATGCCTTTTTTGTATAATGATAATTCTATGGTTGATGAAGCTCCATCAGATTATGAAGATGAAATTAAAAAGTTTAAAGCTGGTGGCGGAAAAGTTAAAAAATTAAAGCCTGGTAAAAAATTTGGAAGTCTTTTTAAACAAAAGGGACCAAAAAGACCACCACGCCATGAAGAAACAGAAGTGGAAGAGGGTACTGGGTTACAAGTAAAAATGGCTTTAGATGATGTAGGAGTAAAAGGAAACTTCAAAGATGGAAAAGTTAGTGTTCATAAAAAACATGTGAAAAAAGCACACAAGGCTTTAAAAGGAAATGTTTATTATAAAGGAAAAACACCTGATGTTGTGGGAGAAGATACGCTTGATGAAGCAATGAAAAGACAATTACGTGATTTTTCTCAAGAGTTAGGTGATTATGCAAAAAAACATCGAAGTAGTATTGATAAACAATATTATGAAAAGATTGCACAAATGGCCGCTCAAGGAAAAATGCCTTCTGCTAAAGATATAGATACTGATACAGAACCACGAGATGTTGTTTTGGGTATGATTGCTAAATCTTTTCCAGGAATGATGAAACAGTATAAAGGAATTTCTCCTTCTCTTGATAAATCCTTACATAAAGCTGGACTTTATTATGCTCGACATGGTGAAGAAGTCGAACATGAAGGCGATATGACAGAAGATTTAAAAGCAATTGATAAAGAAATTGATAAACTTCATAGTCGAACAAAACATATGAAGTATCTTACTGGAAAAGATCGTGATGCAATGCGGGCTTTGTCAAGAAAAAGAGATGCCGCTTTAAAGGGACGTAAATTTGAAGAAGTAGAACTTGATGAATTAGTTGCTCCAGGTAAAAAATCTGCAAGTGGCTATACACTTTATCATAAAACTTTTTCAGATGCAATGCAACATGCAGTTGATCATGCAAAAACAAAAGGCGCTATTGTAGATCCTAAAGAAATAGATGATAAAGTTGCAACTGGCCCAAGAAAACCATCAAATGGTAAGACAAATCGTTATTCATTAGGTGCTGGAAGAAAAACAGTACAAATTCAAGTTGCAAATTTAGACAACAAAGCATATGAATTAAACATGTATATTGAAGGTGTTCAATTGGAAGAAGATTTTAAAACAAGAATATCTAATAATCCAATGGTCAATAAACTTTATTTGATGAATCAAGCAAAGGCTATTGCAAAGGAAACGGCGGGTCCCGATAAAGAATATAAAATTTCTGCTTGGGAAGATTTAGCTAAAAAAATGGGATTCAGTAGAAAAAAATATGAAGAATTTGGTGACAATCAAGGTATGTATGAATCCTCTATACCACAAGAAAAGGGAGATATGGCTACTAAAACAAGACTAAAACTTGAAAAGGTTCTAGAAAATAGGAAAAAACCTATAGTGCCTAAGGAGAGTGAAAGAGCAGGAGAATGGGGAACTGATAAGTTGTCTGACAATTACAAGGAAGCCACTCCTGGTCAAGATGTAAAAGAAGGAAATATCATTGTCAATGATAGAGATCCTTATAGGGTGTTTGAACACATGATTCATTATTTAATGGGAACTTCTATTAAAAATATAGAAGATTATTCATTTTATAAAATTGAAGAAACACCTGATAAATTGAGATTAGAAAATAAAGAAGGAGCGTTAGCAACTATTACTTTAACTGATGTTCAATCTTTTTATGATGATCAAGATATGGGTATGGATGAATTTATTGAAATGATGGTAGGATTTGGTGTCAAAGAATTGACAGAAAAAGAAAATAGTGTTATAGGAGACGAAGGTACTCCTGCTATAGGGAAAGATAAGGGTGGTCAAGGTATTTATACTACTGATCCTCCCAAAACATTTGAATCACATGTAGATGTTTATTCAAAATATATTCAATCAAATGAACAGCGGCAAAAAAAAGGTTTTGTTGTTAACTAAATAATGAGAGTAATAATTTTTAATTAGGAGAAAACTATGCCTTTATGGGGAACATCCGCAGATGTCGCAACTAACAAGCCCAAATTTTTACCTGATGATGCAAATAGTCCTTATGATAAAACTAAGGTTTATGCAAATCAATCTGGTTGGGTAGTAGAAGGAGCCGCAACTGGTAACGGAAATACAAGTGCCGATCCAGAAGTTCTTGTAGCAATTCGTGGTCTTGCTGGAGCAACAGCCGCAACTGGATTGAAACATCCAACTATGACAAATTTCAGAGTAATTACTTCGGCCGATCATGGTGCTTCAAATAATATTGTATTTGAAATCATCTATGATGAATCTGTAACTTATACCGCTGGTTCAGCGGCAACTCTGCTACTGACTGCATCAGCAGGAGGAAATAAAACTGCAACAGTAACACATATTGATGGAGTAGCACTAGCAGATGGTTCAGCAGGAAACAGATTGAGATTTACTGCACAAAGTGGTGCCGCGGGAACGTTTACTCTCGCAGATGATGTAGCAATGCAAAATCGAACAGATTTATCTGATACAATATCTGGAACTGTCTTAGAATTAGCTTCAGGGAAGTTAACTTCTGCAACTAAAACTGCAATAGGCGTTTCTGTAATAACAATTGCATAATATAATTGATAATTGAAATAAGGTTATAATGGAAAAAGAATATAATGAAGAATTTGGTAATAATGTTCCTGATCTTGACATTGATGAAGACAAAGAAAAAGAGGCTCCTTCAACAGAGGAGTCTCTTATTTCTATTCTTCAAAAGAAACTGATTGAAATTGAAGAAATGTTTGAAGAACAGGAAGAAGAATTAAATAATCTTGCATTTCAGAAGCAAGAGCTAAATAATAGAGAAGAAGCCGTGAAATACGAATTAAGTGGATTGCACGGTGGTAAAGTAGTTTTACAACAATTAATTGAAGAAGCAAAAGATTCACACAGTCTTGGCTGAGTCCCAGCAACTTCACGCTTTCTTTTAAGGAGTTAAAGCAATGGCTGACAAAAAAATGACGGATCTGTCCGATCTTTCTACTGGAATAGCATCTGCTGATATTGTTCATATAGTAGACGATCCTGCAGGGAGTCCTGTAAATAAAAAGGTTAGTGTTTTCAATCTTTTTGGAAACCTAAATCATTCCACTAATTCGGGTGACGCCACTGGTAGATCATTCGTTTCTACAACTATTTCAACTGCTCTTGGTACAACTGCAGGTGATGTTTCTGCATTAAATGCACAAACAACGCATGATCACAGAACAGGCGATGCTAATTCAGTTGTTAATATCTACGGAGCTAAAATAGATGCTAATCTTTCTGGTTCTAATTCAGTAGTAACAACAGTTGCCGCAGGAGCAAAAATTTCTCTTAATATGACAAATGAACTTGCTGTCGCAAATGTAAATACTTCATATACTGATGGAGCGGCGAGGGCATATGGTTTGATGATTGATATCAACGATTCTGCGAAAGCAACTGCCGCAAGAGACACAAAGCCAGATGCTTTCATCAGTATGAGAGATCAAGGTGGATACACCGCCGCTAATCATCCAGGAGCCCAAGCTGTTCACTATTTTGTTGAACTTGGATCTGGAGAAGGTGCGGCCTCAGGTAATACTGATGGATATATCGCCGCTTCGGCCGCCGCTAATACAACAGCAAGAGATTCAAATCTTATTATGTTTGCAACTGCTACTGCAGATATGGCATCTAATGCTAGATTGCGAATGAAAGTAAATGGAACTGAATACTGGTTGTTAGCAACCGCTAATGGATATCTTAGCTAATAAAAGGTACAACAAATGGCAGACAAACGCATTTCGGGACTGCCTTCGTTATCATCTGCGGCTAGAGAAGATTTATTACTGGTCGTAGATGATCCTGCAGGAACCCCATCAAACAAAAAAGTAACATTAACACAATTTTTTTCAAATGTTGAACCCGAAATAGTGTTTGCTAACACTAAAGCATTGGGTAGTTCAACCAATGCTTCTGTTATTTTTAAAGGCGGTGTTGCAGTTAATGACAGTATTAAAATTGATACAGATTTGACAGTAAATGCTAATGCAACTATAAATGTTGCTACAATGACCGCCATACATTCTAATATACAACCGGGAACAAATGCTACGCATGACTTGGGTAATACTACTTTTGGTTGGAAAAATGCATATGTGGGAATAATTTCTGGTGATACTGATTCTAATTTGTTACTCGCCGCAAATACTAATGCATCATCAAATGTTGTGTTTACGGGTGCAAATGTTCACATAAAAAGCAATACTATAATTGCTGGTGAAAATACTACAGTTACATCAAATGCAACTTTTAGTGGTGACAACGTATACATTAATGGTACAAATACTGCAATAGCATCAAATACTACATTTAGTGGATTGCACACTACCCAAGCAAATTCTACGATTGGTGGGACAATCACAACTATTACAGCAAATGCAACTTTTAGTGGTGACAACGTATACATTAATGGTACAAATACTGCAATAGCATCAAATACTACATTTAGTGGTGATAACGTTTCAATAGCAGGAGACAATGCTTATTTCACAAGCAATAGTACATTTGCGGGTGGAGATGTATCGATTTCTGCTAATATTGGTTTGTCTGGAACAAATACTCATATTACAAGTGCTAATTTAAGTATAACAGGGGCAGGAGCAACAATAGATGGAACATTAATGAATATTACATCTAATGTTTCCGCAACTGCTAATGTAGCATTAACTTCAGTAATAGATTCTTCAAGTAATACAACTGGTGCTTTAACAGTAGCAGGTGGTGTGGGTATTCTTAAAAGTGCAACAATTGGTGAAAATTTACAGGTACATGGAAATATTCATGCAAATGGAAATATTACTGCTGAAGGCGGAACACTTACTTTTGGTGATGCTGATACAGATACAGTTGTTTTTGAAGCAGATGTTGGTTCTGATCTTATTCCAAATACAGATTCGACTTATGATTTAGGAAATACTACACATCGATTTTCAAATGCTTATATTGATGATATTACAGCAACAGGAAATGTTGTTGTTGCTGGTACAGTAACGGCTACAGGAAATGTGGGTGCCGCATTTGGTGTATTTTCGGACAATGTTTCAATTGGAACAGATAAATCATTAACATTTAGAGATGCGACTTTAGAGGTCAATTCTCCTGCAGATGGAGAGTTAGAACTTGCTTCTGATGATCTTATTACACTTACTGCTACTGCAAATGTGGAAATAGATTCAGCAGTTTTTAATGTTGCATCAAATTCTACTATAGCAGGTACTACTACTGCAATTACTTCAAATCTTACAATATCTGGTGCAAATACAAATCTTAGTAGTGCTAATTTAAGTATAACAGGAGCAGGAGCAACAATAGATGGAACATTAATGAATGTTAAATCTAATGTTGTTATGTCAGGAATTACAACGCTTGGTGTTGATGGTTCAGGAAAAAACTTTACATTATATTCTGGTACTGCTGGTAATAAACTTAGTTTAAAAGCACTTACGGATCAATTTATCTCAAATACACAAATTGAGAGTAGTGAAAAAATTCGAACTGATGGTGATGTTTTTGTATCAAATGATTGTTCTCTTGTATTTGGTAGTCAGTTTAAAATTATGGATACTGCAAGCACAACTGGTTTTCTTTTACAAGAAGATGGAACTGCGGCAGGAAGTGGAACTGAGGGTGGAAGAGTTGATTTACAAGAACAACACACATTAACTCATAATTCAACTGCTGGATTTATTTTTAATGATGATTTAAGAACCAATAAATCTTTAGCTCTTTTTGGTGCATCTATTACTTCTGCTTCAGTAGGAGATGCCGCAGGTGTTCTTGCAGTAAAAAATGGTACTGCACCAACTGTTCAAGGAGCAGATCAAGCATATTTGTATGCAAAAGATGATGCCTCAGAATCACACATATATACAATGGATGAGGGGGGAAATGAAACAAAACTTGGTCCTCACAATGAAGACGGAGAATGGGAATTTTATTCTAGAAATGTTAAAACAGGTAAAGTTATGCGAATTAATATGGAACGCATGATTAAAAAATTAGAAGAAATTACAGGAGAAAAATTTATAGAAGAGATTTGATAATATTATGAAAAAAATTAAAAAAAATGAAACGGTTTTAGAAAAAGAATATACATCATTGCACAGAGATAATAAAAAAAAGGATGATAATATTATGCGTGAAAAGATAGAGAATGAATTTGAAAAATTAAATAATGATAGAGGAACGACAATACAAAAAATAAATCAGTTTGAAACAGAATTAACTGCGTTGAGAAATCATCTTACTATGATTGAAGGAGCTATTCAAACGTGTACTTATTTTTTAACTCCTGAAGGTGAAAATGAAAATGAAGAGTTAGCAAATTGAAAGAGAGATAGTGTTTGAAGACTTGAATAAAGATAATTTTATCTTATATGCAATGAAATATTATGAAAATCCTCAATGTTTAAGTGAACAAGATTTTCATGATGATTTAAAAATTATAAAATATTTAAAAAGATTATTAAATAGATATCATTTGGGTGGTGAATTAAAAGAAAGATTGATTTTAAACCATTTAATAACATTAGGAAACGTTTTTCCTATTGAAGTTTTATCAAGAATATTATTTTTGAAAATATCACAAAAATATTGGACCTATTTAAAAACTTTTTTGATATTTTTAGATTACATGCCTGATCAAATATCTAGCATAAACGGTGAAAAAGTTATTAGTAGTAATATAAGAGTAAATTTAGAAATTGCAAATAGATTAAGAGAGATAATACCAGATGGGACTAGCATCAGCCGCAGGTAACATATATTTTGTTTATTCATTTATTAAAAGACTTGCAACTCCTTTTAAAAGTACAAAAGCCTTTGAGTTGGGAATAATAGATGAAAACGGAAAAGTTCTTAAAAAAAGAAGTAAGTTAAAAACTAAAGAAGAAAAAGAAGCATATACATTATCAGATACATTGGTTTTTAATTTAAAAAAAGTTTTAGCAAAAGTTCCTGGGGGGTCCTCTAAATTTGGTACTTTTGCGGCGGCATTATTTTTAATAAAAGAAGAAAATAAAAACGCAAAATTGTATTATGATCAAACATTTTTAGAAAAAGAATATGCATTATTTTTACAAGAGTGTAAATATAATAAAAAAGAAGTAATCCAGTTAATAGAAGAAGTTGAACTTGAAATGTACGAAGAATTGAACGAAGATGGACTAGCCGCTGGTGGTGGTGCTATTGCAGGAATTGGTGTAGAAAACCCTTCTATTCCAGGACAAGCAGAACCGGGAATTAGAAAGAAGAAAGTAAAAAAAGGAAGTAAATTCGCTGGATCAGAAGTTTTTGTTGTTAAACCAGAAACTTTTATGAGAGCAAGATATGGGAAACGCCGTTATGCTAAATATGAACAGTATGTAGGTAATGATGAAACAGGAGAAGCCATCAGACAATATGGAAGAGCTAATCCAAGTAAACCTATTGTTTTACAAGATGAGTTAACTGGTTCAATGATTTATCTTAAATACGGACGTAAAAATGCTAGATTTCACAACATTTAGAGAACAAGCAACTCATCAAGAAGATATTGATGATCTTGTAGAAAAACACAATATTAATTATGGTATTGCAAAGAGTGTAAGAGAAGAACTGATTAAGAGAAATATAAATAAAAGTGATAATGAGACTATTTCTTCTATTGTTAGAATGTTTAAATTAAGAGAAGAGCCCAAAAGCAAAAAGCAATTGCGTACAGAAGAAAAACAAGGAAATTTGAATTATCTTTTAAAGCAATTTAAAGAAGATAAAAAGAAAAAACAGAATATTGATGAAACTTTTAAATCAATATTTAATATAGGAGTAAAGTAAATATGATTGCAAGAGACACACTTACAATACAAAATCATACAGAAGGTGATGGAACTGCCGCTAGATTAACAAATATTGCGTTTCAAGGATGGTCTGATGGTGAAGATTCTGCTAATGATTTCTTCAAAGGCTTTGGTTCAACTACATTTACTGGAAGTGGATTAGATGATCTTACATATGGCGGAGCTTATAATGGATCTACTGTTGCAACTTATCGAGTGAAAATTGATACGGCCGGTGGTACTGATACGTATACTTGGTCAGATGATGGAGGATCTACTTGGGAAGCGACTGGTGTTGCTATTATAGCGGGTGCTGTCGAATTAAATAATGGTATAACTCTCACATTTGGTGCAACAACTGGACATACGAACACCGAATATTGGGATATAACTACAATCATAACAACAACTGCTATGCACAAATTAGGAGAAATAGTTGTTGATCATGAAGGAACTTCTGCCGATGATAAAGGAGAGATGGTTGTAAAAACAAATGATGGATCAGGAGTAGGTACTGCTCAAACTTATCATGCAAATGGTGATTCAACTTTTTCTGCAAAGTGTTATAATTCTGATGGTGCAAATTTTGCTTTGACTATTAGAGACACATCAGGAGTAATTGTTAACACATGATAACTTCTAAAAGGTAAAATGGATCGCAATACTGTGGAAAAAATATTTTATCGCCCAATAGGTGCCGCCACTATAGCTTTAGTAGGATGGAGTCTTGTTAATATTATAGAATTAAAAGAAAGTATTGCTATAGTAAGAACTGATATAAAACACATAGTAAAAGCGGTTGATCACAATAGCGAACTAATCTCCAAATTATCAGAACAAATAGCCAGTTTATCTCCTGGTCATCCTTTCATCGTAACACAGCAAAGTAAACAATTTACAAATCCAGATTTGATAAAACCTACTAAATTCGAAAGAAATAATGAAACTGAATGAAAATGAACAAAAAGTTCATAAATTAGTAGTGTCTATAAAAAATAAAAATAAAGTTAAAGACTTGTTCCCAATTTATGATTATGCTTATAATTTAAATGTATCCGATGAATCAATTCAAAAAATATTATTATTAGCTTCTTGGTGATTGACTTTCCTAATTAAATCTGATATAATTTTAATAAAACTTTAATTCCTTCGGGTATTATGTCCATTTATATTGATGTAAAATATTTGAATCTCCTATCTAATCGTCTTCCTATTTTTAAGCAAAAAAGAGAATTTCTTTGGAATTTTCGATGTCCTATCTGTGGTGATTCTCAAAAAAAATCAACAAAAGCTAGAGGATATATTCATAGAAAAGATAATGATCTTTTTTATAAATGTCATAACTGTGGAGTAGGTAAATCTTTTTCAAATTTTCTGAAAGAGTTGGATGTAAGATTGCATTCTGAATATATTATGGAAAGATATAAAGCTGGAGATAACAAATTTAGTAATTATCAAGAGCCAAAATTTAAATTTGAGACTCCAAAATTTCAAAAAATAGATTTAAATATTCCTTCTGTGAAAGATTTGGAAGATGAACATTTTTGTAAACAGTATGTAAAATCTAGAAATATTGAAGCCACTAAATACAAGTATCTTTATTTCGCACAAGATTTTAAAAAATGGGTTGAAAGTTTAAATCTTGACATAAATTATGAATTAATAGAAGATGATCCTAGATTAGTTATACCTTTTTTTGATAAAGATTATAATATGATTGCCGCTCAGGGAAGATCATTGAGGGGAAAATCCAAACTAAGATATATTACGATAAAAGTTAAAGAGAATGCTCCTAAAATTTTTGGGATGAATACGTGGGACGAAAATAAAACGACATATATAGTCGAAGGTCCAATAGATTCTTTATTTGTAGAAAATTCTCTTGCTATGGCCGGTGCTGATTTATCTGCATATAGAAAAATGTTTAAGAATATTGATGTAGTGTTCATTTATGATAATGAAAAAAGAAATAAAGAAATCGTTAGACAAATGGACAAAATTATTGCAAATAACCATAAGATAGTTATTTGGCCCAGACATGTGACACAAAAAGACATTAATGATATGATTTTAAATAATGTAGATGTTATGAATATTATTGAGCATAATACCTATCAAGGATTAACTGCAAAAACAAAATTATTGGAATTTAAATTATGATAAGTGAAAAACAAGTGCATAAGCACGGTTTTGTTAAATTATTAGAAGTGATGGGTAATGATGAAGAAGTTGAAAATGCCGCAAGAATTAGTTACGGAACTGGAACACGAAAAGTTTCACAGACAAGAAACCTAATTCGATATTTAATGAGACATAATCACACATCACCATTTGAGATGTGTGAAGTGAAGTTTCATTTAAAGCTACCAATATTTGTGATGAGACAAATTGTTAGACACAGAACTGCTAATATAAATGAATATTCAGGTCGTTATTCTATTATGAGTGATGATTTTTATTTGCCTGCGGAAAAAGATGTACACGAACAATCAGAACAAAATAATCAAGGTCGAGGAAAAGAAATAAATGAAGACAACAAACAGCTTGTCCTTGGACGAATGTATGATGTTAATGAACACGCAAAAGGATGTTATAGGCAAATCTCAGAACCTAATGAATTAGATGGGTTTTATGAAGGATTTAAAGGAATTGCAAGAGAATTAGCAAGAGTAATTCTACCAGTTTCAAATTATACAGAATGTATTTGGAAAATAGATTTGAATAACTTTTTTAAGTTCTGTAATTTGAGAATGGACTCTCATACACAACAAGAAACAAGAGAGTTTGCAGAAGCAATGTATGAATTGGTAAAACCAGAGTTTCCTATATGTTGTGAAGCATTCGAAGATTATATGTTTAATTCTGTAACTTTTTCACAGAAAGAAATGAAAATTATAAAAGACAATTTAAATGGTAGTTGGGTTATGTCAAAGTATGGATTGTCTGAACGAGAATCAAAAGAATTTTTAGAAAAGCTGAAAGGAGTTGAATAATGCCTCTACCTACTGAATATCAATCATTTATACATTTATCAAGATACGCAAGATGGGACTATGGTCTTAAAAGACGGGAAACCTGGGATGAAACAGTTAATAGATATTTGAATTTTTTTAAAGAACATTTAGAGGCTAAACACAATTTTATTCTTGATAATGGTTTAGAGGCAGATTTACGTGAAGCAATTACAAATTGTGAGGTAATGCCATCAATGAGATGTTTAATGACCGCTGGAGAAGCACTCAAAAAAGAAAATATAGCAGGTTATAATTGTTCCTATGTTAAAATAGATGACCCACGTTCATTTGATGAAGTTTTATATGTTTTAATGAATGGAACAGGTGTGGGATTTTCTGTGGAAGAGGAATATGTTAATCAGCTTCCAGTAGTAGCAGAAGAATTTTATGAAACGGATACTACAATTGTTGTAGCAGATTCAAAACTGGGGTGGGCAAAATCATATAAAGAATTACTTTCATTAGTTTGGCAAGGACAAATTCCAAAATGGGATTTATCTAATGTAAGACCTGCGGGATCTCCTCTTAAAACCTTTGGAGGAAGAGCATCGGGACCAGAGCCATTAGAAGACCTTTTTCTATTTACTATAAATACATTTCAAGATGCTTCTGGAAGAAAATTGAAATCTGTTGAAGCTCATGATATCGTATGTAAAATTGCAGAAATAGTTGTTGTAGGGGGTGTTCGTAGATCAGCACTTATTAGTTTATCTAATCTTAATGATGAAACAATGAGACATGCAAAGTCGGGAAAGTGGTGGGAAACACAACCGCAAAGATCCCTTGCTAATAATTCTGTAAATTATAAAGAAAAACCAGATGTTGGTACTTTTATGAGAGAATGGTTGTCTCTTTATGATTCAAAATCTGGAGAACGAGGAATTTATAATAGTTTAGCGGCTAAACAACAAGTAGAAAGGTTAAATAGTGAAGAAGAAATCCGAAGAGAACCAAAAGACGATTTTGGTACCAATCCGTGTAGCGAGATTATACTTAGAAGCAGAGAATTCTGCAACCTTTCAGAAGTCGTGGTCAGAGGATGGGACGATTCCAAATCTTTGGAAGAAAAAGTTCGAACTGCAACTATCCTTGGAACATTTCAATCGACCCTCACCAGTTTCAAATATCTCTCAAGAGAGTGGAAAAAGAATTGTGATGAAGAGCGGCTTTTGGGCGTCTCCCTTACAGGAATAATGGACAATTCTTTAACAAACGGAAAAAAAGGAAATTTAGAACAACTTTTAAATGAGTTAAAAAATGTTGCAATCAAAACAAACAAAGAATTCTCAGAAAAACTCGGAATATCCCAATCGGCGGCTATCACCTGTGTTAAACCTTCTGGCACAGTTAGCCAGTTGGTTGATAGTGCTAGTGGTATACATGCTCGTCATAATCCATATTATATTAGAACGGTTCGTGCGGATAATAAAGACCCCCTTTGTAAGTTTATGAAAGATGCAAACTTTCCAAATGAACCAGATGTAATGAAACCCAAACACACAACGGTATTTTCATTTCCTGTGAAGAGTCCAAAAAATGCAATATGTAGAACTGATATAACTGCAATAGAACAATTAAATCTTTGGTCTACATATCAAGAACATTGGTGTGAACACAAACCATCTGTTACTATTTCCGTTAAAGAACCAGAATGGGTTGAAATGGGAAATTGGGTATGGAACAATTTTGATAATATTAGCGGTATATCTTTTCTGCCTTTTTCTGAACACACATACAGACAGGCTCCTTATCAAGATTGCACACGGGAAGAATATATAAAATCGTTAAAAGCAATGCCCAAAAATGTTGATTGGACTTTATTGTCTTCATATGAAGAAAAAGATTTCACCTCTGGATCACAGGAATTGGCCTGTGCCGCTGATGGTGGATGCGAAGTAGTGGATTTATAATGTTAAAATATGAAATAGATTTTAATAAAGGAAATTATGTTGTTGGACATTTTACTTTTCGTGAATGTGCAATGTGTGACAAAGCAAAGTCTTTATTAGATAAACACAAAACACAATACATGTTCATTCAAGCAGATAAGAGACTGTTTGGTAAAATATTGACCGTTACAGGAAGTAAAAAGATTCCTCAAATTTTTTTGGATGGTAAAGTTTTTCTGACTGTAGAAGAATTAGAGGAAGAATTAGTCAAAAATGGAAATAATTGAAAAAATTGAATGTACATTTTGCTCTAAAATGTATGAAGTTATAGTTCATGATGATGAAAGTGAACGAGTACAATTTTGTTCTTATTGTGGAGAAATGATAGAATTATCAGAAGAAGACGAAGATGATAACTGGGATAGATGATTTTCATGTGGGAATAGATTATTCATTAACAAGTCCAGCAATAACAGAATGTCATGGTGAATGGAAATATGAAAATATTAAACATTATTGTTTAGCAAAAAATGATAGACAACTTGATAGATGGGGTCCTTTAAAAAATATTGAAATTACAAAATATCCTAAATATAATACAGAGATGGAAAGATATACGGGATTATCTTCTTGGGTAATAGAATGTATTATACAATTCACTAAAAGACCCAAAATAGTCTATATTGAAAATTACGCCTACTCCGCAAGTGGACAAAGAGTTTTACAAATTGCGGAAAATATGGCAATTTTAAAATATGCTTTAATCAACTGTAAATTGAGGTATGAAATGATACCTCCCACAGTAATCAAAAAATACGCATCCGATAAGGGAAACGCAAATAAAGAATTAATGTATGATTCTTTTGTGTCTGACACACAGAGAGAACTTGCAAAAGAATTTCAAACAAAGTGTGATAAAAATCCCATTTCAGATATAGTTGACTCTTATTGGATTTGCAAATACGGATACGAACATGGCACAAATACCTGAAGAATATGCTAATTTTGACTTCGGTTTTTCCGCAGTAGATGATGAAGAATATAAAGCAAAAACTACAGAAGTAGAAAAAAAGATTGAACAAGTAGAAGCAAAGTCAAAAGATTTTTCAGCATTGGAAAAGAAAATAGATTCTGCTATAAAAGAAATAGGTTATAAAAAAGATTATCTAGAAGAAAAATATGTAGAAGATATGGGTAAAGTAGAAGAATTAATTTTACCTATTTTATACAATCTTATGAAAAATCCAGAAAAAGACTATATTTATTGGCCAAAACGTGAACAAATTATTATGAAACAAATAGAAAAAATTAAAGATGTGACACAGGATTTGTCTAAATAGTTTTAGTTGATGATACTGTAGAGTAGCATTTAAGACATCGGTGCGATTCCGATCAGCTCCACCAAAGGATTATATGGATAAAGTATTAACATGGTTTTTTACTCTGACATTATTGGGAATGGGTATAGCATGGTTTTATCTTAATTATAGCATGTAATTCTTTGATGGGGCTGTAATAGAATTCGATTGAATGTGATTATGCAGAGGAGACCATCTTGACAGATGTAAAATGTCATTTAATTTAATCGCAAATAATAACGATTATTATCCAGCACAGGTGGCATTAGCCGCTTAATTGCTGACGGGCTTGGGGATTGTGCCTCGGAACAGAAACAATCCATTACACACATAAACACACACAGAGAAAGGACAATATGTCTAATCCATTCGAACTACGATTCAAACTATTAGAGATGGCACAGGGTTATCTCCAAGAACAAGCTCAACGCAACCAAGACTTTGTTTACAATGCTTGGGATCTTGCAAAAGATAACGGCGAAGCTAATATGAAGCTCTGGAATGAACTTCAGCCCGATTCATATTCCATTGAGGATATAAAGAAGAAGGCAACTGAGTTGTATGAATTCGTAGAAAAGAAGTAATTGGCGTGGCGCCCTATCTGCTTGCAGATGGGGCCCTCTAATTAAGGAAAAATGATCAGTTTAACAGAAAAAGCGGCTAAAAATTTTAAGAGAATTCGTGAAGATGAAGAATTGTCTGAAGAAATTCCTTTGAGGGTAGCTGTTAAGGGCGGTGGATGTGCTGGTTATGAATATATTTTAGAATTTGGTAAACCATCTAAAAGAGATTTGTGTTTTGAATCTGGAGGTATGCCTATAGTAATAGACAGAAAGAGTCATTTGATAGTAGATGGTTTAGAAATAGATTGGTCAACAGACTTATCCGCACCAGGACCAAGATTTCAAAATCCTAAAGCACAATCAACATGTGGTTGTTCTACTAGTTTTTCAATTAAACAAGAAGAAGTGTTTACACCTTCATGGATAAAATAATATGGCATATTCAGATAAAGTATTAGATCATTTTGAAAACCCCAAAAATATTGGAAGTTTTGATAAAAATGATCCAAGCGTTGGTACAGGATTGGTTGGCGCACCCGAATGTGGTGATGTAATGAAAATACAAATAAAAGTAGATGAAAATGATAAAATTGTTGATACTAAATTTAAAACATTTGGTTGTGGTAGTGCTATTGCTACAAGTAGTCTTGCTACTGAGTGGATTAAAGATAAAACGTTAGATGAAGCCCAGACAGTTACAAATACAGAACTTGTAGAAGAATTGTCGCTTCCTCCTGTCAAAATTCATTGTTCAGTATTAGCAGAAGATGCTATAAAAGCGGCAATATTAGATTATAAGAATAAACAAGAAGCAAAAACTTAAAAAAAGAAAGAGCCTCATGCATGGATCATACAAAGATCAACTCAAAAGAGCTATTCATGAATCACAAAAATGTCAAAGAAATTGGGATCTCGATAAAGAAATGCCTCAAGAAGATGTTGATTTGATTATGGAGGCGGTTACTCATTGTCCTTCTCGACAGAATATTAATTTTTTCGATGTTTCAGTAATCACTAATAGAGACACAATTGAAAAGATTCATTCGGCCACTGAATGTTTTCCAATTGATCCGTCTATGAAACTTTCTGATTATTCTAAAGCCGTTTCGGAAGGATCAGATAGAAAAAACCGAGAAGAAAGAGATAAAGCGAAGAATCCCACTCCTTCTATTGAATTTAAAACGAATCCTCAAACATTGGCCCATTTACTTCTTGCTTTTAGTGCCAATGAAGATACAAAATATGATGATGTATGTTGGACTAAAGATGTACTAACATCTGTTGGAATTGCGGCTGGATATGTAAAACTTATATCAACTCAGTTGGGTTATGCTAGTGGATGTTGTGGTTGTATGGAAGAAGAAATCAATACAATATTGGGCAGTAAAGTTTTTTTGTTGATGGGAGTTGGAATTCCAGATGAAAGCAAACATCGTACTGAACATCATTATGAAGATTTTCGATTTCCTAGTTTTAGTAGTGTGAAAACCCATAGTCCAGTTAAGGTTAACTGGTATAATTAATAATCGAATCCCGTATAAACATAAATATAAGGGAGTTAAAAAGGAGTTAAAATGTGTAATAATCCAGAATGCAAATGCGAAAATTGCACCTGTGATCCATGTGAATGTTCGTCTGAAAATCCTTGTGGATGTGAAGTTGATGATGAACAAGTAGCACCAGTTTAAAAAGGAAAAAAATGTTAAATGTAAAAGAGTTATTTGAAAGTTTGTCTGATGCAGAAAAAGAGGAACTTAAAAAACTTCTTCTTCATCACACGGATGATGTTGATGTGCAAAGTTCTAAAGAAGACACTTTTGCTAATGCAGAAATAATAGATCCTCTTCAACAAAATGAAGAAGTTACTATTGGTGATCAATTAGACCAAATAGTAAACGAAGCAGAAGCAGAAGAACTTAAATCCGTGCCTGAAACCGCTGAACTCGGAGTTTCAGAAAAACAAGAATTTTTGGTAAAATTTGGATATGATCCTACTAATGTCAAGTATATGAATACTGATATTTTAGACCAAGCATATGGTAGTGCTTTAAGAATTAAAGATGCAGAAGCAGGCGGAGAAAAAATTACTGCGATTGGTCAGGGTCTGCCCACAGAAGGATAATAACTGAAACATAATGAGGAAATATAATGCCTATATCTACAAAACAGTCGGGTGAGGAATTGGCGGCTATAGAAAAAAGAAAAGTAAAAAATTGGTGGGCCAGGATTAGTTTGTCTTGGGTTATTATGGGAACATTTTTAATTCTTTTATATTTGCTATTTTTTTCAGATAGTGTTGCAGACAATCATATGCAATTAATAAACATTTTGGTTGGGGCCTATGTTGCAGTCTTATCAAAAAGCACCGATTATTGGTTCAAAGACAAAGACGATCCAGAACATAAGGAAACACAGGACTTAGCGAATAATGGCAATTGAAAAGTCTTATTTAACTACTTTTGGTGTGATTGTAGATAAAGCATATTATAAGGTGCAGACTATCACTCCTTGGGATAGAGAAAATTCAGCACTTACATATCGAGTAAATGTTTGGGTGTGGACTAACGACTATCAAAGAGAAAAAAATCCAGATACCCCCCTCGCATCAAATATTTACTTTAACTTTGATTGTGATCAAAACTCGTCCCGTGATGAAGACACTCTAACCAAACAAGCATACGAAAATTTAAAAGTTTTAACTGATAGTTTTAAAAATGATGGAACTGATGTATAAAGGAATATAATGCTTACAATATTAGGAAGTGTATTGGGATTTGCTACTTCTACTGTACCTTCCATAATGGACTTCTTTAAAGACAAAGAAGAGAAGAAAGCAAAACAAGAAGAATTTAAACTGCAGATAGAAGCAAAAAAAGCAGGTGTAGATTTAGACATTAAACTGTTTCAAGCAAAAAAAGATTTTGATGAACAGAAAATGCTTCTTGAACATGATACTGCATTAGGTCAACAGGGGGGTTTTATAAACTCGTTAAGAGCATTTGTAAGACCTTTTATAACGTATGTGTTTGTATTGACATTTATAGGTATTAAAGTAGTACTTGTATGGCAAGCAATACAAATAGATGCAGATTTAAATCAAACTATTAATATTGTATGGGATGATGAAACTGAGGCTCTATTTGCCGCTATTATAAGTTTTTGGTTTGGTTCCCGTGCGATGCCAGCGGCTAAGAAGAGGTGATATCTCCACTATCTAAATAATTGGATAGATTTAAAAAAAGGAGACAATATGAATTTTTTCAGGAGAATACTGGAATCGAGATCAACCGATTTCTACGGAGAGTGTCCATGCCTGTGAGGAAAAGACTTCACAGGCTAAACTTAGACACGTTAAAAGAATAATTAAAAATGAAAATTCAACATTAGTTGTTTACTATAACTTAGAAAACCCATCGATACAAATGGATCAATTAAATTTTCATACAATGAGTTTAGAAGAATTAGAAAACTTAAAAGAATATCTTTTAGATTCAAAGCAACAAGAAGAAGTATATTCTGAAAGAGCCGAGCTTAATCAAAGACTTCTTCTTATTGATAAAGAGATTATCAATAAACAACAACAACAATTAAATGGCTAATTAATTATGTCAAAAAATGTAGTGAGAATTACTGTAAAAAATAAAAACAATAATAACTTTAGAACTCTACAGCTTTTTAAAAATAAAGTTAATGATGAAGGAATTATACAAGATTTAAAAAAGAAAGAATATTTTGTAAAACCTTCATTAGCTAAAAGATTGAAAAGAGAAAATGCGGCGAAGCAAAGAATAAAAGATTTAAATAAAGATATTAAAAGTGCTTTAAAAAGTCAAAACGATCTATTCTCATAAATATAAAGTAATGAAAAAACTAACTATTGAAACTCTAGTACCAACACATTTTGAATATCTTGCTAGGGATAGAGATGGTAAAATTTTTGTTTTTCAAAATAAACCCGAACTCACAACTGATGTTGATTGCGATACATGGGATGTTGTAGAGGGAGAGGTTCTACAAATTACAAATCCAATTTCCGTATCATTAAAAGAAAGCAATTCTCTATTGGGAAATTGGAAAGAATCATTAATTGATTTAAAAGATTCATCATGAACAAACTATGGTATACTTGGGACGAAATGCGTAACGATTGTCACGTTCTCGTAAGGGACATCGTTCTCGATGATTTTGACCCAGAAGTGATTGTTGGATTATCACGGGGTGGATTAACTCCGGGTGTGATGTTATCACATTGGTTCAAAAAACCATTTAAGTCTGTGAAATCAGCTTTAAGAGATTTTCCTGAATGGGAAGATTATTTACCAAGACCTACTGATAAGAGGGTTTTGATAGTTGATGACATTTGCGATTCAGGTGAGACTTTTCATAAGATGAGAAGTCATTTAACTAAAAAAGCCAAGGGAGTAGATGTTAAATTTGCTACTCTCTGGTGGAATAATGAATGTAATTTTGAGCCAACATATTATGTCAGAGAAATAGCAAAAGATTCTACCAATACTTGGATAAATTTTCCT